ATGGGCATTAATTCTTTAGATAAAATTAAGTGTTGCTTAAAAGGCTTATGCTGCCTTACTCCTTTTTGTTGTGGCATCTATGCTGCAACTATGTACTTTATTGCCGGAAATATATGGAGCGGTTTAGGGAGTTTGTTGACCGGTATCGGAATATCTTGGGGAATAACGATTTCATTCATGTTGGGGAGACTTGAACTCAACATGAATTCATTGTGGTTTGGTTTATGTACGGCATTAGGCGTGATTGGAGTTTTTGCTGGAAGCAAGGTATTTGACCATCGCTACATCGAAGTTCGCCAAGAATTGACATCCGCCTTTCTGAATGCACCATTACACTGCAACAGTGACTTGAGTGAGTTAATGATAAAAGGGGCAGAACATTGTTCGACTCAATTATTATCTGACATGATGGATTTTAGCAGTCAAATGTCAAAGGCGATTCACTTGGATCCTGTATCCTCGCTGGTTGATAGCACTTATTCTGTAGGGCAAGATAAAAAAGTTGATAGATGCCTAGTTGACTATGTAGTGCTGAAAAAACAGTGCCCTAATGCCTTTTCCATGGTTGAAAAAAAATTTCCTGAACTTCTGCATTAGTACCAGTAGTTAAGCGCCATTACTAACCTTTAGTTTCTGGCGCTTAATGATTTATAGAGCTAAATCCAACTGATTTTCCCCCTTGTGGCTACGGGGAAAGATATTGGTGGGGACACATGCGCCAGGCGCGGGCTTCGTTTCGTTCAGCGCTTCATCAATATGCGTCATGCTGGTAAAGCAGTAGCCGCACATCATGTTTTGGCACTGGTGATAGCTACGTCGAACCAATGGGCTAAGTTCTACGCTGGTACGTGTTTTTGCAGTTGCGCGGCACTTTGGACATTTGATCGCCATGACAACCCCTCAAACGGTTGGTGTTACTGTCATTATACACAGGCGTTGCATTAATCATCATTATCGTCTGCTGCCCAATCTGTTATTTTCACTTCAAATTCCAGCGATGTAGTAAATCCTGATTGGCTTATTTCATGTACGCAGCGTGTAATTATCCAATCGGCATTATCGATAACCGTTTTAAATCCAGACATACGGGCGTGTAATTCGGGATATAAATCGGCACGGCCTCGCGCTAACGTCATACTGAATTCTGCGGCACCACGCTGTAACTTCGACCATTTGGCCGCAGCGGCGCGTTTGGCCGCTTGCTCGGTTTTAAACGTCGAACGCATAACATAAACATTACCTTCCGTTCCCTTCAGATAATTCCCCTCTTTACTGCTGGATGCGGGTTCTTTCTTTTTAGCTGGCGTACTGGTTTTACGTTTATTTTTTACCTTTGTCGTTTTGGTCTTGCCAAAATTCAGATCCAGCCAGTACGCAGTAACACCGGTGTACGCGTCGCGGTCAGCAACGCGGAAGCTGTGACTGTCTCCGCTACTGCGTGTAATGGTGATGGCCGGTAGTGGCTTGCCACTTTGTGAAACCGCCTGCCCTGGGACAATGAACAGCAACATGCCGTTTTTTATTGTTGCGATTGCCCCAACCATTTCCGCCATGCGAGTAAGAAAACTGATATCTGATTCATTCGTCTGGTCGGCATGGTCAAGTTCCAGCTTCGCCAGCCGTTCTGTCACACCGGCTTTCAGCCCGTAGCGGCTGGCGATGGCAGATACCACAAACCCGACGGTCACATTGTGCCAACTGTATTCACGCTTAACGTTAAATGTTTCTCTAAAATCCGCACTGCGGGCGCTGATAGTCAACTGATCCGGCGGGCCACGATGGGCAATTTCATCAACCGTGAATGTCCCTTTGCTGATTAGCGGTTCATTCGCCCAGCCCAGCGCCACCGTGACCTTTGCACCGCGCTCTGGCAGGGCTAATTTTCCGTCTGCATCGTCCAGCACCAATTCCAGCGAATCAGCCTCAAACCCGCGATTATCCGTCAGCGATAACGACATCAGCCGATCATTCAGCTCTGTAACCTGCTTATCGCCAACCCTCACCATAAACGCCGGACGGGGTGAGTATTCGTCCAGCCGTCCAGAAATAGCCCCTAGCGTGTCCATTATTGACATTGTTACCCCCTGATCTCTGCCTGAATACTCGCGTTACGCGCGCGTAGGGACAACCAGCCTCGGTTGTCACGCTCCTAAAACAAAGCAAACGCCGTGCACAGGCAGCGAAATCCCGCAATCATGAAGCCGGACATTTGACGCATTGAGGCAACAAGCATGGCGACTAATTATCATCACGGTGTGACCGTCCGAGAAACAACGGATCTCAGCACCATCATTAACGATATCGACTCGGCAGTGATCGGCGTGGTGTGTACCGCCGATGATGCCGACGCTGATACGTTCCCGTTAAACGAACCGGTATTGTTAACCCGCGTTGCCAGCGTGTTAGGTAAGGCGGGTAAAACAGGCACGTTACACACGACTCTGAAATGCATTTCCGATCAGGCCAGCCCTCAAACGGTGGTGATCCGCGTGGCTGATGCGGCGAATGCGCAGGCAGAAGGCAGTGAACCTAAACCGACGCAGGATCAGTTAGTGATCGGCGGTTCCGATGCCAGCGGACGCTATACGGGGCTGTATGCGCTGCTGTCGGCAGAGGCGCGAATTGGTGTTCGCCCGCGCGTACTGGCCGTGCCGGAACTGGATACCCAAGCCGTTGCCGCACAGTTGGCCGTAATAGCTGAAAAGCTAAACGCATTCGCCTATGTCAGTGCGCATGACTGCGCAACTATCGCGGCGGCGAAAACGTACCGCGAAAATTTCTCCCAGCGTGAACTTATGGTGATCTGGCCTGACTTTATCGCCTACGACACCGCCAAAGGGGAAAACGTTACCGTACCCGCGCCAGCGTTTGCGGTTGGCCTGCGTGCCAAAATTGATGCGGAAACAGGCTGGCACAAGGTGTTATCCAACGTTGCCGTAAACGGTGTGCTGGGGCTGAGCAAAGATGTGTATTTCACGCTACAGGGAACGGATACCGACGCCGACGAGCTGAACAGCAACGGCATCACCACGCTGATTAAGCAGAACGGTTTTCGCTTTTGGGGATCACGCACCTGTGACCGTGAAACCTATCTGTTTGAAAGTTATACCCGTACCGCGCAAATCCTCGCAGACACCGTCGCAGAAGCGCATTTCTTCTACATTGATAAGCCGCTTACACCCTCACTGGCAAAGGATATTGTGGACGGCATCAACCGCAAGTTAACGGCGTTGGTCACCGCTGGCCGTCTGCTGGGTGCGAATTGTTGGTATGACAAAGAAACCAACACCGGCGAAACGCTACGCACGGGAAAATTAACCATCAAGTACAACTACACACCCGTTCCGCCATTGGAGCACTTGGATCTGGTGCAGGAGTTTACTGACGAATACTTCGCGACGTTCGCCAATACGTTCAGCGGGTAAGGGGTAAATCATGTCTCTGCCAAAGAAACTTAAATACTTCAATCTGTTTATCGACGGTGACAACTATTTCGGCCAGGTGCCGGAAGTAACTCCGCCCAAACTCACGCGCAAGACGGAAGACTATCAGGCGGGCGGTATGCCTGGCTTTGTCGCGATTGACTTCGGTTTTGATGCGGGCGCGCTGGATATGGAAATCACCCTCGGCGGGCTGGATGCTGGCCTGTTGAAAAAGTGGGGCGTTTCCACTGCGGACGGTATGCAAACGCGCTTTGCGGGTTCGTATCAGGATGAAGCCACAGGTGAAGCGGTGCCGTGTGAAATCCAGACGCGTGGCCGGTTTACCGAGCTTGACCCAGGCTCTGCCAAAGTGGGTGAAGATACGGCACATAAATACACCCTGAAAAATACCTACTTCAAGCTGACGATCAGCGGTGAAGAGGTCATGGAAGTGGATGTGCTGAACATGATTTATAAAGTGGCCGGTGTCGATATGCTGGAAAAACACCGTGCTAACGTTGGGCTATAACAGGAAATGTCTACCATGACTGAGAAACAAAATAACGTCGTCATTCTGCAAAACCCGATTGCGCGTAAAGGCGGTGACGTGAAGGAAGTCGCTATTACTGGCGCACTAAAGCAGGCCGGATCGCTGCGTGGGCTGAAGGTCTACGATGTGATGACGTCCGATGTTGATACCCTGCTGACGTTGCTCCCGCGCGTCACGAGTCCGGCACTGACGAAAGAAGAACTCACAGCGATGGATACCTGGGATTTTTGCCAGCTCTCCAATGCGGTGGCGACTTTTTTGCAACCCTCTTCCCCAGCGAGCGAGACGGGCGCGGTAACGGCGTAATTCACTGCCCGTTTAACTGTGTTGAAGAGGTGATGGCCGACATCGCAGCAATTTTCCATTGGTTGCCGTCGGCGATGGATGCCATGCCAGTAGATGAACTGCTGGCATGGCGCAGCCGAGCGGCCGTTAGAAGCGGAAACTCGGAATGACAGATCGCAATCTCAATATTCGCGTTGCCTTCAACGCGATCAACAATATGGCTCGGCCCGTCAGTGCTGCACGCAGCGGCACGGCGGCGCTGGCCGACCAAATCAGAGCAACACAAAACACCCTCAACGGATTAGGACGGCAGGCCAGCAGTTTTGACCGCCTGAGCGCCGCATCAGCAAAAACAACCCGCGAACTGGAACAGGCTAAAGCCAAAGCAGCGGCGATGCGTGCCGAATTTGGTGCCGCCAGTGCGCGAACGGACGAACAAAACGCAGCACTGAAACGGCAACGTGAGCTGATCAGGCAATTATCCACTGCTCAGGCCAATGAAACCCAACAGTTAGCACAACTACGGTCAGAACTGGCACGGCACGGCGTAATACTCGATCGCAGCCGCAGGGCAACAGATCAGATTAGCGATCAAACCGTACGCTATAACCGCATGTTAGCGGAACAGCAACGGCGGTTAGCGGCAGTGACGCAGGCACGCGCACGCTACGATAGGATGCAGCAGACAGCGGGGAATCTGCGCAGCACAGGGGCAATGGCAATCGGCGCCAGTGCAGCCGGTGCGTATGTCGGTGCCAGAATGATGGCTCCCAACCTGCAATCAGATAAAAGCGGCGCGGTGATTGCTGCACAAAATGCCGAAGCCCCTGCAATGGGTACGCAGTATTCGAAAATCATTAAGGGGATCAATAGCGCCGGCGTGAGCAACGACCTCGCTCAGATCGCTAACACTGTATCGGCGGTGCGTAGCTCGCTAGGCGCATTAGGTGAGGTCGGTGAGGCTGAGTTAGACCGGATCTCGCGCAAAGCGTTAGATATGCAATCCGTGCTTGGCGGCGATACGGCGGAACATATCCAGATTGCCGCCATCATGATGAAGAATGGCCTGGCTCGCAGCAGCGATGACGCATTCGATTTGATGGCAGCAGGAATGCAACGCGTGTCTACTCAGATGCGCGGCGAGTTACCTGAGATATTGCACGAGTATTCAACGCACTTCAGGAACATGGGCTACAGCGGTTCTGAAGCCATGACGCTATTGGTCAATATGGCGCAGCAAGGGAAATTTGCGCTGGATAAGACAGGCGATGCCGTCAAAGAGTTTTCAATCCGTGGCTCTGATATGTCCAAGTCCAGCATCGCGGCGTATGACGCCATCGGCTTGAATGCGAAGCGCGTGTCATCAGCTATCGCCAGCGGTGGCGCACAAGCACGTAACGCGATGCAGCAAACGGCAAAGGGGCTATTGAAGATTAAAGACCCCGCCGAACGGGCCAATGCAGCAATTGCATTATTTGGCACACCGATAGAAGACCTGTCTGTCGATCAGATCCCTAATTTCCTGTCAGCGCTGGCCAATACCAACGACCAGTTCAGCGACGTCAGCGGAACGGCCGAACGTATGGGCAGCACGTTACGCGATAACCTGTCGGGGGATATCGACAAGCTGGGTGGCGCCCTGAGTGGGCTACGTTTTGCCATCTTTGAAAATGACTCCGGCGTTTTGCGCAAACTGGCTCAGGGCGCGACGGCGTTAGTGAATAGCGTCCGCGAATGGGTGACGGCTAACCCTGAATTGGCTCAAACACTGCTCGTGGTTGTTGGCGGCGCGTTGGCGCTCACCGCTGCCATCGGCACCGTCTCTCTTGCGACTGGCATATTGATGGGGCCATTTTCCAAACTGCAACTTGGCCTATCCCTGTTAAGCGGTGGTAAGGGGATTGGCACCGTTACAAGTATGTTCAGCAGGCTTAGCGGCGTTATGACGGGTAGCCTGTCCAGCACTCGCGCGTGGGGGGGCATCCTTACCAGTATACGCAGTGGCATCGGTGGGATCGGCGGTATTGCCCAGGGCGCTGGCCGTTCCTTGTTGATGGTATTCACCCAGCCAGGCGCAGCACTATCGGCGCTGGGTAATGGCGTGCGGATGCTGGCGACATCTGGATTTTCTGCACTGAGTGGTTCAGGTATGGCGGTATTTAACATCCTGCGTACGGGCTTCATGTTGTTGCTCAGCCCAATCGGCATTATCGGTGCGGCAATCGTTGCGGCCGGTGTATTGATTTACAAATACTGGGAGCCGATCAGCGCATTCTTTAGTGGTTTTTTCAGTGGTCTGATGGCTGGCCTTGAACCGGTTAAACAATCTTTTTCGGCGTTATCGCCTATTTTCGATGGGATCGGGCACGCCATTAGCGGCGTATGGGATTGGTTCACCAAACTGTTTGAACCAGTCAACGCCTCATCTGAATCGCTGAAACAATGCACGGAAGCGGGGAAAGTATTTGGTGAAGTGGTTGGCATGGCGATTAGTGGCGTAGTGACGGTTATTTTGAAAGTTGCCGAAGGTATTGGCTGGATACTGAAAAAATTAGGGGTTATCCCTGAAGCCGCAAATGCCGCCGTTTCTGCATCAAATGCCATGAACGGCGCAATGCCGGAAAAAGGCTACGAGCCTAAAAAACCGGTGATGTACGTGTGGGATGAGAAACAAAAGAAAATGGTGGCGCAGGAATGGAAACCACAGCCCCCCAAAGAAACCGATGTGGTGATTAAAACCGGTGAGGCAGCAAAACCACCGGCAGGCGAAGGCAACAAGCCTAAACAAACTGGCCCGTTGCAGGACCTGACGGGGAGCAATCCCAAAACAGCAAAAACAGGCAGCACAGCAAAGACAGAAGAGAAGAAAGACCCGAACAAGCTGGGCGATATCGTTTTTAAAAACGTGCCGCCGGCCGTCATGCTGGCGAACGGCTACCGTGAATCACAGGTTATGCCTGCACAGCCCAAAATTCCCTTACTCGAACGCGTGAAGCAAACCGCCGGTGTGCTGGCCGCGTCTGTCCTGCCGTTTACTGTGCAACCTGCTGGGGCGGACGTTCCGGCCATCAATTCACCTGCAGCACAGATGAAAACGGCAATGTCTGCCGGTATGGCCAGCACAGATAAATATGAAATCAATATCACGATTCAGGATGCACGCAGCCTGGATGAAGACAAACTCGTCGCCAGACTGCGGCGGGAAATAGACGATATTGAACGCCGTAAGCAGCATCGCCAGCGCTCACAACTGACCGATCACGTATAGGATTTTTATCATGATGATGATTTTGGGTATGTTCGTCTTTATGCGGCAGACTACGCCGTACCAATCCCTGAGCCATGACAGCAGCTGGCGACATGTTAAAAATGACCGAGTAGGCAAATCCCCGCGTTATCAGTACATCGGGGCGGGTGAAGATAAAATCACGCTGGCCGGTGAGCTGTATCCAGAAATAACCGGCGGCGATGTGTCGTTGAACATGCTGCAAACGATGGCCTACACAGGGAAAGCCTGGCCGCTGATCGAGGGGACGGGCAACATCTACGGTATGTATGTGATAACCAGCATTAACGAAACCCGTTCCGAGTTTTTTAATGACGGTAAGGCGCGACATATCTCATTTACGCTGAATCTGGAACGGGTTAGCGAGGATTTGCGGGAAATGCTGGGTGATATAGATATCGACTTGCCCTAGTAACACAGATACTTTTAACTGTGAACGATTAAAAAAGCCCACCAGTTGGTGACTGGTGGGCTTCGCTTTCCCCGATGTATCATTATTATTTTAAAACCAATCACATAATGACATTCGCCGTGGTTATTTTATAAACTTTTATACAGATCGATTACTCGTTATTGATCGGCGGTAACGATCAATTCACGTTTGCGATTGACTGTAAATTCAGCACTTAACTTGGATGTTCTGATAAAAACCTAAAGAAATTAGAAATCCCCCCGATAACTGTGGGTCATTGGAAATCGCACAGGGATAAGAAGTATGGGGAGTTTCTCAAACCAAAATGGCTCAAGTAATAACCAATTACACGGATTGACCATTTTCAGATTTATCGCGGCCTTTTATGTTTTCGTTTTCCATTGTCAAATCAGATACCCTCTTGATGTACCCCATTTTATTACGAGAGTAATCAATAATGGTGCCGTTGGTATGTCATTTTTTTTCGTCTTGTCGGGTTTTGTTATGGCTTGGTCTGCCAGAAATGGCATCCGAAGTGATTATGTCAAGGCAAGAATATCAAGAATATATCCAGCATATATTTTTATGGGGATAATTTCACTTCCTTTTTTATTTGATGTTGAAAGTGGAAAATTAATACCATCTCTTGTGTTGTATTTTACAGGGATGCAATCTTGGATACCTGATTCTTTTTTTTCTTGGCACTTTGGAGGGTCTTGGTCGGTCTCCACAGAACTTTTTTTCTATATGGTATTTCCTCTAATACTTCCATTGGTTAACAAGAATCCTAAAGCATCTTTATTAATAGCATATATTGTAACTTCGCTAATTATTCCTTTTGTCATGGTTTTTGGTAACTCAGATAAGATGCCATACTTTTATATAAGCCCAATACATCGGCTTCCCGAGTTTGTCATTGGAATGGCTCTTGGTGCTATGTATATAAATGGTTTTCAATTAACATTGAAAAAGCACAAGTTATTGTTAGTCGGTTTTTCTTTATTGATTCTACTTTTTGTTTCGCCAGTAGGTAATTACGGATTCATGAAGAGAAATTTCGCCACCGTACTGGCAACCGCATCTTTGGTTTTTGTTTTTGCTTGCTCAAAGATTGAAATAAATTCACTTACACGTCCGTTTGTTTGGCTAGGTAAGATAAGTTACTCTTTTTATCTTATGCAAATACCAATAATATTGTTTTTTGTAAAATATCCGAGTGTTTTTTTTGGAATGGAAAACTACCAAGTTTGGATAGTTGTAGGTGTGTTCAACCTTATGATGGCGACAATTTCCTACTATCTCATTGAAGAGAAATTCATATCAAAAATAAAGAGAATGTCATTTGCTTAAAATATGTAGTTGCATTTCGCTATGAGATGCAACCACTTTACATTTATGAACTTACCGCATGTGATACAACATCAGGTAAATACACGGTACGCTGATGAATATTTATCTCTTCATCTGTAGCGGGTCTGGCACCCTCCATTTCATTTCCAATATAGATCCATCCATCCTTGTGTTTCCAATATTGAATATCCATCTATTATACCCCTAATAAAAAATACGAAGAATACAACGCCAATTAGCCATATTCAGTTGCTGATTGCCTATCGTGCTGGTTTTAAATGACGCAGCCAGATAGTGCATGATGTTCAACTGCACAGTGCCTGCATTTAATGCTGGCAACAACGAATAGGGATGGGCGACACCTTGCTGCATAAAAAGTGTCATGGGATTAATCGCAAACTCACCAGCGCGGTATTCGCCTTCTGCGACGACACATTTAACCAACACATCGCAACGACAGTGCAGGGGATTAATACCGACCAATCCGTGAGACACTACGATTGGCGTGCTGGTTGCAGGCGTGTACTCACCCGAAATCCATACTCGTGACCCATTTAGATCAATGTCCGATGTACCATCAAATGCTACGCCATTAATTTTTCTGGGGGTCGCCAATTTAGTCGCCGCCGCCGCAGTTCCATCCGCTGGCAACGCCGCAGTCGCTTTTGCCAGCGCGTTAGTTGCAATAGAGTGAGCCGTAAAAAGCTGCTGCGCTGTCGCAGCAATAGTTCTGCTATTACTGTTAATTGACGAGCTCAACACCACCACACCCGCGACGTCATATGATGCCGCGGGAACGTTTTTAATCTGTGACCAGTCAGAATCAACGATAATATCTGCCGAACCGTCAAATGCCACGCCGTTGATTTTGCGGGCTGTAGCCAGCTTAGTAGCCGCAGCCGCAGTGCCACCCGCAGTCAGCGCACCAACGTCACCAGCAGTGAGCACGATATCTGCCGATAGCGCTTTGCCGTTAACGGTACGCCCTGACGGCACGCGGCCATTAGCGTTGGTATTCGCGTTGGTCGCTGCCGTAGCGGCATTATTCGCGGCGGTGGTTGCTGCGGTGACGCGGGTGTCGGTTTCCGCTTTGGTGTATGCCCCCACATCCCCGGCACCCAGCGCGATATCTGCCGACAGCGCTTTACCGTTGACGGTACGCCCGGACGGCACGCGGCCATTAGCGTTCGTGTTGGCGTTAGCCGCTGCGGTGGCGGCATTGTTGGCAGCGGTGGTTGCCGTGGCAACGCGGGTATCAGTTTCTGCTTTGGTATATGCCCCTACATCGGTGGCAGTAAGGGCGATATCAGCCGTTAGCGCTTTACCGTTAACCTTCCGTGCAGACGGCACGCGGCCATTGGCGTTGATATTCGCGTTAGCCGCTGCGGTGGCGGCATTGTTGGCAGCAGTGGTTGCCGTGGCAACACGGGTATCAGTTTCTGCTTTGGTATACGCCCCCACATCGGCAGCAATAAGGGCGATATCTGCTGTCAGTTCTTTACCGTTCACTTTCCGTGCAGACGGCACGCGGCCATTGGCGTTGGTATTCGCGTTAGCTGCTGCGGTGGCGGCATTGTTGGCAGCAGTAACGGCCGCTTTCACCGCTTTAGGGGTTGCGGCCAGTAGCTCACTGTCGCTGTTCGTCGCGTTGCTAAGTTGCACGAATCCCTTTGCGTTTAACGTGCCGTCAGGGTGTTTGCGGCTTTTTTCATGTGCATTGATAGCATCATCAACATAGCCCCGCGTTGCTAGCACGACTGCCGGATCGATTTTCAACGTCACCGCGTCAGTGCTGCTGACAATCAGGATCATACGCACGGTCTGAATACGACCGCTTCCCTCTTGTAGTAATGGTTTGTACGTCTCGGCGCAGTTCCCTATTGCGACCAGATCGCCGTCAGCGTCAAACAGGCCGATTTCACGTATCCAGAATCCGCCTTCATTTTCTGGAATGACTTGTTCCGCAATAATCTGATTGGTATTTACTGGATCAACGCTCAGTGTATTGATGCCCGCCCGTCGCTTTTCATTAATCAGGGCGGTTTGTGCTGGGTTCGGTGTTGGAAGCGTGCCGCCGCCATCGCCCACAGCCATATGCGTGATATCAAGATGTGAACCTAGCACGGTGGCGTTTGCCAGCTTGGCTGCACCAATATTCGTTAGTAAGACAAAGTATTTCGTACTCATTGGGTTACTCTCATCGTATCAATCAGGTGAACGCCCGCGCCGACGACATCTAATCCGCTAGCGGTAATGGTTTCAGGGAAGTAGGGGTAAACAGTAAGCGTGTCGCCGCTGTAGCTAGTGGCCGCAACATAGGCTGCGCCCTGTGTGTCGAGGTTGATATTCAGCCCCAACAGGTGCCGACTGGCGGGTTTGGCGTCGGCAATCAACCGCTCAAGCTCGTTAAAGACCTCTTCGGTGATGCCGCTATCCTGCACGCCAATATCTAACCGAAAGGTGCCGGGCGCTTCGCCGTTCTGCCACCATTCGATGATGCGAATCAGATAACCAAACGGCTCAACCACGCGACGCAGTGCGCCGATGGTGCCTTTGTGGCGATGAATAAAGTAGGCATCCTTTATAGCTTGACGCTTAATGACTTCCGGCCATTTTTCATCCCAGCGATCAACTGAGAATGCCCATGCCAGATAGGGCAGCAGGTTTGACGGGCAACTGTCTGGATCACATAACTGATGTAACGGGATCGGCGTGCGGGATAATTCCGCGCAGGCTTTGGCTGCGGCAATTTCCAACTCAGATGAACCAACGGGTAGCAGGCTGTTATTCATCTGATCCCCCGATATTCAGCACCCAGTTAGCGCAGTAAGACGCCTGGCTTTTATCAAGCACGATATCTGCGGCTGGGCTTTCCAAATCAACGCGCTGTACACCCTCAACATGGAGTGCCGCGAAGATTGCAGATCGGCGAATATCACGGCCTAACCTATGCTGTGCGGTGATGTACGTCTGCAAGCGTGCTTCTGCTGCGATGCGAATAGGCTCGGCTTCCGGCCCCGGATAGAAATACAGCGTCGCGTTAATGCCATAGGGGATGATGACCGCTGATTGCACCGTCACACGGTCTGCAACGGGGCGCACGTTTTCGGCATTCAACGCGGTATCAACTGCCTGCAATACTTCGTTGCTGGCACTTCCATCACCTTCACGCGACAGCACGGTCACCGTAACGGCGGCAGGGCTGGGGCTAACCGCGCTGGCGTCAGCGACTCGCCCATCGGCACTACGTGCGTGAAACTCATAGGCTGCGGTTGGCCCCGCAACACTCAACCCCTCGAATGCCTGTTGTGCGCGTGTACGCAGATCGGCATCAGATTCCATGACCGCTGCAACAGGTGGGATCGCCGTTGTATCTTCTGCGGTGATAACCAGTCGCTGCACATTGACGTTAGCCGCTAGCTGATCAAGGTCGCTTCCGGCGGCGTAAGCCAGCATGTTAGCGCTGGCCGCTTCGTTAACTCGCTGACGCAATAACAGTTCATGATAGACAGACAGTTGCAGCAGCTTGGTTAGCGGCTCAGATTCCAGCGCCAGCGTGCGTGTGATGGCATCACGTTGCTCGACTGGAAACAGAGCGATAAACATCGCCTTGCGTTCCGCATACAACGTTTCGTAGTCCAGTGTTTCAACGACATCGGGGGCAGGCAGCAAGGATAAATCAATCAATCCGCTCATCACGCCCCCTGTAGTGAAATGGTGGCGCTAAATGCCGCCAGATTGTCTGTGCGCTGTGCCTGAAGTGTGACGGCAACGAGTCCGGCACCACGGGTTTCCAGCGTGATTTTTGTTGGGGTAATACGCGGCTCCCAACGCATTAATGCGCTGTAGATGGCTGACGTTATCTTTAGCTTTATTGCAGGCTCTTGAGGTTCGTCAATCAGCGAAAAAAGCTGTGAACCGTAACTGCGCCGCATTAGGCGGCTACCAACAGGGGTGAGTAAAATATCGCGCACTGACTGGTTGATATGCTCATCATCAGTGATTGCACGTCCGTTACTGGCATTCATGCCGATGTATTTTTCATTGCTCATTGCGGGCCATCCGTTTGGCTGCCGCCGCGCTGTACGCCGCCGTGAGTATGACTGTCTACGACCACGCCATTTGATGACATTTTGCCGCCGGTGTGGGTGATATCACCCCGCATCGTGCCGCCTTTTTCTACGCTGAGCGTTTGCGTGCTGAGATGCTGAGTGCAAATCACTTTCGGGGTGTCCAGCGTGATAGATTCAGCCGCTTCAACGATCACCTTTTTGACGCCTTTAACGGTCATCGTTGAGGTGTTGGCATCATACTTTTCGCTGGCGCCATCGGGATAAACGGTGGTGTATACCTTTGGGGTGTTGCTGGGCGCACCGTGCTGACTGGAATACAGGCTTAACACGATCACAGCCGTTGCCAGATCGCCGCCTGGTGCTGCGATAAGCACCTGTTCGCCCACTGACAGCGGCCACCACGATGTAGCATCACCCGCGCGCGCTACGCCCCAGCGTATCCAGTCCGTGGTATTCCCGCCGGTTTCCACGCGTGCCAAATGACGGGTGTGATCGACGTCAACAACCGTACCGATACGGATCAGGTTATGCAGCAGGCGGTCAAACTCATTGGAGGTCATGGCTGGCGCTCGATAATCAATTCATAGCGCCAGTTTCAGGTGTCGCGCGCGGGCGCACAACGGAAGGGGATTGTAGGGAGGCGGAGACAATATAAACGTTATTTTCTCAATTCATCCATTAAATCGTGATAAACGAGGTTCAGTAATTTCACTTTCTCTGATGGTGACACCCCCAGTAGCTCACGCTGAGGGTAGCGTACTTTTGTTAATGCGCTCACTGTCCCCATCAAACCATATTGATGTTGGCGAGCGATATCAGCAGCTTTCCCTTTAAATTCTACAACTGCCGCATTTGGATAGGCTTTTGCATATAAAAATTGTGCGGTGCGCAATTTGCGAAACATGGGGTAATCTCGCTTCACCGTCTGTCTTTTTTCACTTCGATTAATTTCTAAATAACGTTCTATATCATCACGATTAAATGAACGAACCGCACCTTTATTCACATCAAAGCCAGTAATCATTCGACCTGATGACGTTTTCGATGAACGCCAATTACTGAGGGTACGCGCTTCGCCATTCCACAAGAAACGGATGCCTAATTGAGTACGTCTTAGCTTTTTTTTGCGAGGGGCATAAGAAGACCCATCCACGTTTTTTTGCTGACGAATTCGCTTTTGCTGATCGAGACGAATAGCCATCCCTAACTTACGTGCTAGTTTTTTTCTGTAGCTTGGCTTCGTTGTCCCTATTAGGGATTGCAACTCTTTTTCAAGCTCAATGAATAGGTTTTCACTCATCATTAACCTGCCGTAGCGTCATGAATAACTGTGCTGGCCACATCGTCTTTTACCAGTAATCCCCATGCATCCTGTCCTTCCATCGGATCAGGTGGAGGATCAGCACGATGACGAGCGTTGATTTCGCCAGCTTCATTGCGGGTGACGATCACCGCCTCATCAGCCTGGATACGGATCAATAAATCGGCCGTACTATTACTCAGCAAATCCGCTTCAAACGTAATACCTGTTTTACGCCGTTCTGGGTTAAGTAATAAATCCGGTTGATAGATTCTCGCCCACATCAGCACTGGCACCATTAGCGTATCGATAGAATGCGGATAGTCCATTGCCAGCACTTCCAACGTGTAGCGATATTCAAAGGAGGCGGAGCGCGCACCGGTACTTATTGCATTCCCCTTCTGTACATAGACGACCAGTTGATCGGGGTTTTCCCGCAACCACGGCACCTGTTCGCTAATGGCTTTTCTCAGCAGTTCCGCTTTTAGCATGTTGTTGCTCTCTTTGTTGTTCAGCCTGTCGAATGAGCGCTTTATCTTTATTGGCGCTCTCCAGTGCAGCCAGCAGCAGACCATTCCAGCCAACGGACTGGCCGTAGGTCAGACGGTTATTGACTATCGCGCCCTGTGGCATCGGTATTACCGTCGGTGCGGTTAGGTTCGCTGGCAAGGGAACGCAGGCTATCGGCACGTAAACGGTTCGCGTAGTCGAGCAACTGCACAGCAGCGCCATCAGGCACAAACTCATTAGCGCAGACCTGACCGGCCAGCGCCTGACTAATGGCCTGGCTACGCGTTTCGGCTTCCTGCTGTATCTGGCGTTTATCATGTTCAGCCTCACGTGACAGCGTGTTGAAGATTTGAAAGGTACGTTGCTGATTACTGATAATGCGCTCGGTACTGTCCCGCTCGTTGATTAAGGTTGCCAGTTCACCGGAAAGGCGCTGTGATTTTTGTCGGTAGTGGTCAGCCAGTGCGATAGCGGTGATAAACAGCAGTGCGGCAGTTAATATCGCTATAACTTTTCCAGACATAGCACTCTCTCGGCCTCGCGGCGATTGGTCAACCCTTGCCAGACCCGACCAGCGGCTTTGTTCCAGCGGCGTAATTCGTTACATGCGCCGGTGAGATCGCCATGGTTTAGTTTTTTAAGCAGGGTCGAACGCTCAAATGCCCCCGTCCCGACGTTGTAGATAAAACTTGCCAGTGCCGCGCGCTGTAACTCACTGAGTGGAACCGTAACTAACCGATCGATGGCATGAAAAGCAGGCTTTAAATCCTGCTGTAACAATGCGTCGCACTCAGCATCTGTTTTGTAGTCGCCGGCCTTTACATCACCGGTATGCCCGTAGCAAATCGTCCAGACTCCCGCGATATCACGGTAAGCGGTGTTCTCTTTGCCCTCAAAAAAGCCAACAAAGACGGTAGCTATCGCCAATGCGCATGCGGTAACGACGGGAATGATTCGCTGTTTCAGTACCTCAGGTAACATCACGACCTCTACGCCCTGTTTCCTGCCCATTCATCACGCGCAAAGCGTCCAGCGTTTCAGGCAGGTTTTCATGATCAACTTTCCTGACCAGCTCCCGCATTAAGTCTGTGCGCTGTGCCTGGTCACGCTCTATGTTCTTTTTGTGGTTGCGGTTCACCCAAAACGTGAGCAACCCGATAGCAATCCCTATTAGCGTTGCCCAGTCGCTCAGCGTCATTCGCCCTGCTGTAGCGATCAGCGTGGCAAGCAGATAGGTGATTGCCGATGCCACGCGATCTGTCGTCAGTCCCATAGCTGTATGATTTCCTGTTGTGTTGCTGCGGTGACGTCTGGCAGCGTGACCAGCAGGCCAGCCGGTAACAATGGCCCACGCTCACACAATCCCGGATTGGCCGCGTAAACCCCTTCGGTTACGCCGTCTGTTCTGCCGTAATAGCGCCAGCACAGCAGATCAACGGTGTCATTTTGCTGTGCACGAACTTCCATCAGACCAACTCAGCCAGGCCGCGATTAACACCGAGGATGTCGCGGATAGCCCAGCGGCCGTCGCGCCATAGCGTGTCAATCTGTGAACTCAACGCCTCTGCGTGCTTTTCCCCCTCGCGCGTGGTGTCGATATCGCGATAACCCTCGATCAATAACGCTTTGGTGATGGAGTACACCGCACGGCGGTAGCGCCAGACCAAAACGGACTCGCCATTGATCTGGTCGATATCGTCAGCGCCATCGGGTTTAACCTCTGACAGAACGGCAAGCCCACGTTGCTCTTGGCTGTTTCGCCAGTCGGCCAACTGTCCGTTAACGTGCGCAACCGCTTCTATGGCCTTATCCATCAGGCGATCCGTTGTCACTTGCCCGTCAAGACGCATCGCGCGACGCAGAGCGGACAGGACAATCACCGGCCAAAATGCATGGCTCGTCACTTTCGCATCACCATCGTTGATGGTGTCCTGCGTGGCTGGCCTTACCGGCTCTGTGGCAATCAGGCTCATGGCATTACCTCAAAAGACAGGCGGTGGACGACGCAACACGACACAATAAATTGCCCGTATTACGCCGTGCCGCCTGGTGCGCGGGGGCACGTTTGGTTACGACGCGCTTTTTTTGGCGCGTGGTGTCGTAGTTCGTGATGCTTTCGCCGCCGTCGATTTACGCGGCGCTCTCGTTGCTTTGGCTGCGGGTTTGTCGGCTGGCTTATCCGCAGGCGGTGGCGCATCAGTGTTTTCTTCCTCTGGCTCAGTTGCTTTCTTGAGCGCCCGCCCCAGTAGCTCGATGTCGCGTTTAACCCCGATGCCATCAAACAGCGTGACAGCGCGTTGCAACCAGTCGCGCGCGGCGCTCAGCTCGTTGGTATCCAAACGCAGGGTGTAGCCCAACGTCTTGTAAAGTTTGGCGCGCACCTGATCAGGCATGTCTTCGCTAGCGGTAAGCCGTTCCAATTGCAACAGCAGGTCAGCAGCCAGAGGCGCAACGCTAACATCGGCTTTAAACGCTGCCAGTGCGGGATCGCAAATCTCATCAACCAGCGCAGTGGCAACCGTGCGGGTGTACTGGTCGGGCATTGGCAGGCGATGGCGCAGGACATAATCAGCAATACGCAGCGCATCACCCACCAATCCAGCATCAATCGACCAGATCATGATTGTGGTCAGCACTTCATCAGCGTGGCCGCTATCTGCCGCCAATACGCCATTAACCCAGCCCTGATAGTCGGGCAGCAGTTCGCGCTTTAGTTCGGCCTTTGTCGTGGCAGACTGCACCTGGCTTAAACGGGATTTATCCATCCTCAGCCGGTGCAATTGCTGTTCGTAGGCTGTGCGCTCAACGTCACCGCCGTTTGATTTGCCATGGCGCTGGGCCATGACAGTTTGAAAATGTCGCTGTGCAGGTGTCAGCATGATGCCCCCTTAGCAGACCGTGCGTTATCCGGCCTGCTTGCCGTTAAAATTAGCCTTGCGTCGCTCCAGCAAACGTAATGCCTTCAATCAGGCATCCGGTTCCATAGTCTTCAATGACATAGGCGTCATTCGATGACTCATAGGTCGCAATACGATTGCGCTCAGGTTCATCACGCACGGCACGGCGCTGCTTATCTTCCTGCCAGTAGATCGACAGATTGCTAAACGGGGTCACGAACATGCTGCCATCAGGGAAAGACGGCGCAATGAAGGTTGGTAGATTGCCGATAGCCTTACGCGATACCAGCAGTTGGCCGGCCAACGCTTCAGAGTTCGGATTGTTGGTATTGATGGCGTTAATCAGCGGATATTCTTTGCTGACCATGATCTGACGACCACAGATGACCACTAAATCTTGTGATGACTTAAACCACTCATCCAGTAGCGAGTTAACGGCGTCATAGATCACGGCGTCGAGGTTGCCGTAATCTCCCTTCGCGATGATTTTATTTTCATCATCACGGCTGGTGACAGTGATGTTTTTCATCACGCGCTGTGCGGCATGGAGGCGATATTTCTCCAGCCAGCCGATATTCACATCCTGCAACAGCGGGTTGGTTGCCAGATCGGATTTAGCGGCACGCGACGTACCGTTAAAACCAATCATGATGCGGTCGAGCGCCTTACGCTTGATGATCTGGTTGCTAATGCGCTGTTGGAAATCGGGGAACTTGGCCCACATATCCAACTGCGGATAGCTGATAAAGGTATCCGTATTGGTTTGCTCACAGCGGAATTTATCATCGTCCAGCGTGTGAACCGATTTCGGTTCACGTCGCTCGGTGCTTGATGTGTTCGAGCTTGAAATAGGGCCGCTGATACCTAACCCCAGCTTTTGCCCCTCTTGATCGGATACACCGGTGATGTTGATTTTTTGCAACAGCTCGCTGGATTGCTGAACCTTATCTTCCAGCTTTTGCTGGATTGACGGTGCAACACTGAACTGCTTGGTAACGTGATCAGGTTGGACGCCGTTAAGCTCAGCCTGGCGGTTAATGTAAGCGTCGTACAAAACGCGGGTTTCATTCTTCATGTTAGGTTCCTGCGATAGTCGGTTTAAAGGGGGATTAGCAGTCAGCTAACACGATGCCGGATTGCGGATTGCCGCCGGAAGCTGGGGGGCGTTGGCTAAAGTTGCCATCCTGTCCGGCAAGCTGTTCTTTCAGCTCGGTTAATGACTTATTCAGCGTCTCCACGTTGCCTTTCAGCTCGGTGTTTTGCGCTTGTAACGCGCTGAATGTTTCGGTTTTATCCAGCAGCTCACGTTGGCTTTTGGCGATCAGCTCAACCGCCTGTTTCAACTCGCCATTTTCTTTACTGAATCGTTGCTGACTGCCGGTTAGCAGCTCAGTGATGCGGGAAAAGAAGTTTCGGCCAGCGTCGCCATTTGGCGCATCGTCTTCAAATTCAAGCGTGATCGGCATATCAGCGGCCGTGAAGAAACATTCAGGGCTGGTTTTTCGCCCGTCTAACGGGCCTTTTCCGCCGCACTTGGCGTTAAACTCCAGAATGCCGACGCCCAGACTGGCGGGATCGTCCGTCATTCCTAATCCCATCAAATAGGCTTCTCCGGTGTCAGCAAAAGAAGGGTGAATTTCAACGCTGGGGTAAATCTTCTGGCGTTTTTTGTTCAATGCCACCATGTCATCAGTGGCATCAATCTTGATTTGTAATGCCAGCTTGCCTTTGAGCGGCCCGTCTTGGATCTCAAATTCGCTCACTTCTTCCACGTCGCCATAGGCTCGAAAATCGCTGGTTGGCGAGTAACCGCGAATGTGTTCAAGGTTCACGCGAGCACCGCGCACCTGTTTGTTGAAGTTTTTCGCCATCTGCGAAATGTGCGCACGTTCAAGGGTGCGGCCGTCGCAGGTCGCGCCCTCAACAGCAGCAAGAAACGGTTTTGAAATCGGCATGGTAATGCTCCGGTGATAACAGGGTGTCTGTCTGATACCCCTATCATCGCCACGCTTCACCGCAGGCGCTATCGGTGCCGATTGTGGCGGAACCACGACAACGGGAGCCGATATTTTGCCGCGTGCGGGCGCGATAGCCTGTATGCATGAATCTACTCCCCGATATCCGCACAGAAGCCAAAAGCCTTTACTGGCAGGCCTATAGCATCCCTCAAATCGCGCAGCGGCTGGGGGTGAGCAACAACACGCTCTATTCATGGCGACGGCGCGATAAGTGGGATGACAGCACGCCAATCCAGCGGGCACAGGAGCGCACAGAAGTACGCTATTTACGGCTGATAGAGAAAGACGATCTCACGCCGCATGACTTTAAAACCATCGACCTGCTAGGCCGTCAGATGGCACGTTTTTCACGCGATGAAAGAAAGGATCAGGAAAAGGAGACGCGGAAGAAAGCGCCGAAGAACCATTTTACGGACGAACAGATCGCAGAGTTGCGCGCCCTGGTACTGGAATCACTCTACGAGCATCAAAAGCGTTGGTACAAAAAGCGCAAACAGCGTAACCGCGCGATACTGAAAAGCCGGCAGATTGGCGCAAGCTGGTATTTTGCGCGTGAAGCGCTGCTGGATGCACTGGAAACCGGCACGAACCAAATCTTTCTGTCAGCCAGTCGGGCGCAGGCTTACCAGTTCAAACGGTTTATTCAACTGCTGGCGTCCAGCATTGGCGTGGAACTGAAAGGCGGGGACGCGATTGTGCTGTCGAACGGCGCAACACTGTACTTCCTCGGTACGTCAGCGGCAACCGCACAGAGCTACACCGGCAATCTGTACTTTGATGAATTCTTTTGGGTTAGCAACTTTCTTAACCTGCGTAAAGTCGCGGCGGGGATGGCAACGCAAAAAGGGTTACGCCGCACGTATTTTTCCACGCCATCTAGTGAAGAACATGAAGCCTACACGTTCTGGACAGGGGATTTCTTTAACAAAAGCCGCCCTAAAGCGGAACGGGTAGAAATCGACGTTACCCATAAGGTACTGAAGAAAGGGCTGCTGTGCGGGGACAATATCTGGCGGCAGATCGTCACCATTCATGACACGTTAGAGCAAGGTTTTGACCTGGTTGATCTGGATGAAATTAAGTCTGAAAACAGCCCTGACGATTTTGAAAACCTCTACGCCTGCCGCTTTGTCAGCGTCGGTGAGCGCGCCTTTGACTATACCGCGCTGATTAACTGCGGTGTTGATGGCTATAACGATGATGTCTGGCCGGACTGGCGACCCTACACGCAGCGGCCGTTAGGTAACCGCCCCGTATGGATAGGCTACGATCCGAGCGGTGACAGCGGCACGGGGGACAGTGCCGGTTTGTCCATCGTTTCCCCGCCCGCTGTTCCTGGCGGCAAGTTCCGCGTGATCGAGATACGACAGTTACGCGGCATGACCTTTGAAAAACAGGCCGAAGTCATTAAAGAGCTGACCCACCAATACAACGTGCAGTTTATCGGCATTGATAGCACTGGCAACGGTAGCGCCGTGCATCAGCTTGTTGTTAAGTTTTTCCCCGCCGCCGTGAAATATCAATACTCGCCCAGCGTGAAACGTGAACTGGTACTGAAAGCCCAAATGCTGATCCGCGCGGGGCGGTTTGAGTATGACGCGGGGATGATGGAGCTGGCCCGTTCCTTTATGACAGTACGGAAATTTGTGACGCAGGGCGGCATGACGTCGTATGCATCAGACAGGACAAAAGGCAGCAGCCACGGTGACATTGCCTGGGCAACCATGCACGCGTTACACAATGAACCAATCGGCAGCGAGTCGGGCGGTAATGATGGATTTATTCAGGAGTTCTAACCATGTCACGTAAGAAACAGCACTCGCGCACAGCCAGTCAACGCAGCACAGAGGCACAGACACCCGTAACGGGGGAATTGATTCAACAGCCGATTGAGTCACTACAGTCTTTCTCGTTTGGCGACGCACAACCCATCATGGACAGACGCGACCTGTTGGACTGCATGGAGTGCGCCAGAAATGGCCGTTGGTATGAACCACCGATCAGCACCTACGGCCTAGCGCGAATGTTTGACGTCGCCGTGCATCATCAGTCACCGATACTGTTCAAACGCAATGTCATTATGTCCTGCTACGAGCCACACCCGCTGTTATCACGGCAGGATGCCAGCGCCTTTGTACTCGATTGGCTGGTATTCGGTAACGCCTATCTGGAACTGAGAAAGAACCGCTTCGGCCAACCGCTGAAGCTGAAGCATACCCACGCAAAGTACACCCGACGTGGGGAGAACCTGGATCAATACTGGTTCGTGACGTACTACGCCAACGATCACGAATTCGAGCCAGGCAGCGTGTTTCACGTTAAAAGCCCCAGCATTCACCAGGAAATCTACGGCACACCGGAATACATGGCGGTGATCCAATCTGCAATGCTGAATGGGGAAGCCACGCTTTTCCGGCGCAATTACTACATCAACGGGAGCCATGCGGGGGTGATCGTCTACCTCACCGATCCCATCACCAACAATGCTGACGTCGAGCAATTGAAGAAATCGCTGAAAGATGCGCGTGGCAATGGGGCATTTAAGAACCTGTTTGTTTACGCGGCAGGCGGGAAGAAAGACGGCCTGCAAATCCTGCCATTTAGCCAGATTGCGGCCAAAGATGAGTTTACCGGCATCAAGGACGCTACCCGCGACGACATGTTAGCCGCGCACCGTGTCCCACCCAATTTAATGGGGATTATGCCGAACAATGCAGGGGGATTTGGTGACGTGGAGAAAGCCGCGAAGGTATTCGCCATCAACGAACTCATGCCAATTATGGAAAGTCTGAAAGAACTTAACGATTGGTTAGGGATAGAAGTGCTTCGGTTCAAGCCTTATGCTCTGGCCGAAGGTGCAATGTAACCGCGAAAGTCATTCAAAACCATTCACCCAGCTACCAAACACAAGACCGGACAGCCGTAAGGTTGCCCGGTTTTTTCATGTCTGCATAAAAGCGCTTGAATGCCATTCTGAGCACCGCAACAGGAGAATGATGTCGCGATTGACCGAGATCGAGACAGCGCAATAGCGACGTGATGAGGATGCAGCAGCATATGAACCAGCATACCCCTCTTATCCCCCTCAGCGCGCGAGGGTTCCCCCGCCACGCCCGCACACGAAAGTAGCGCGTTTCTATGCAGCTGTGCAGTAGGGACAAACCCGCGCCAGATCTGGCACGGGTAGGGGGTAGTAGCATCAAAAAAATTGTGCATTGATGTGCGGGGTTGTGCAGTGATTTTTACTAAAAAAATGCCCCACTGATGGGGCATAGATAGTGCTTATTTTTTACCCTTTTTTAAACTCTTCATAAGCTTTTTTATGAGCATCATTATTATCAACAACCCAGCTAACAACATCAGTGCGAGACTGAGTGCCTGAAGGAAGAAATTGCCTGATTGACCATTCAATACGTTGCTTTGTTTCAATAGACATCTTATCGCTGTTAGAAAAACCCTCATTTAACAAATACAGCATTTCATACCCTTCGTACCGACTAAAACGCTCTCCGTCAGATTTCTTTTTCTTCGGATCATCGCCTTGCTGCTTGGCTTTCCAATTATAATCGTCATATAAGAGGTCATCTTTTGTAATATCAGTCATTTTACTTTCCTTTAGTCAGAGTAATTTGATTACCAAATGAGTAATCATTGAAAGGAATATCTGAAATCGATCACTTAGCCAACATTTAGTAACCCGCTAATATTAATGACATTGGTGACTAATTTTTTCTATAAATTATATCCATCTATTTTATTTAACTCAGCCATCACCGCCAACCGTTCTGCTGGCGTCATGCCCGATACTTAGCCGCCCATCTTTCTGCTTTTCGCTTGATACGATGCCGACTTCATTTGTCGTTTTCTTGCTTGTCCCGATATTTCTTTTCTGCTGCGGCGATCATCGCTTGATGCTCTGGATAATCACGAAACACATTGCCGTCAGGCTGTTCAGTGAGTTGCTGTGTTTCCGACAAGCTATTGTTGCACGGTTTTTTATCTGAATCAGACTGTTTGTGCTGTAATTCCCGCGCCTCGTGCGAGTATTCGCGATAATGAAGCCAGCGCTGATAACTCTCTTCGTTTTCAAAATCATCGTCATACTTTCCCATACTGCCCCCTGTTAATGAGTGCAACTTTAAGTCTTTGCAAAAGCACATCATTTTCTTGCTTTCTTTCAGCTTTATGCCTTTGCTCCGCTTCTTCATGGCGCTGTTCAATCGCTGCCGTTCCGATCAGCTTCGCTGTACATGCAAGACATAAACTTTCGTTGCCATATTCATGATCTTCCTGAGTTAACTCAGTATGACAATGCTTTGCACGACAATATGATGCTTTGGTTTTTTCTATCAGGTAACCGTCCTTGAGATAAACCCGCCGATCACCGAAAGAAAGCGCTGCGCCGCACCGAAGAACGTAAATATCACGCTCCGATTTTATGCCCCAGGCTGAAAGCTGATATCTAAGGGTATCAGTCATTGGTACAGGGTGCGCTGTGCTGATTTTCCTTATCGGTGCGTTATTACGGATCGCGGCGGCGGCTTTCATATAGCTTTCAGCCCTTACCTGATCTGTGCCATCACAATCTGCTGACATAATGGTGTTAGCCATCGACTCAAACATAGCAACAGGTGACTGTTGACGTTCTGGTTTGTAATTTTTGAGGCTTTCACTCAGTCGTTTTTTCTTCTCACGAGTCATTTGGCCGATTTCAAACTGTTCTGGCTCTTCCGATGGTGGTTTTTTAATCAATGTATTTGTTTGTTTTTTGACCTCGGTACAGTTATTGACACGAGTCCTAGAGGGCGCGGGCGCGCCCCGAAGGTCAAAAGCAACGTCAACGGCCTGGCCTGCGCCGTCTGAAATTACCGATTTCATCTTCACAATACGGTAGGTATGCAAACGGGTTTCGATGGGTGGGATAGGCGCGGTAGGCATCACCAACCCCTTAATAAGACTCTGATACTCACCGTAAGCGTTAGGCTCGTCTTTTTGTTGATACCAGATGCGTAGCGGAAGATTGCGACGGGCAACCAGCGCGCCGCCTTGCAACATCGTATATTCCTGCCAATCGCCACCATCAGCAGCGCGGTGTAGCTCAGCAAATAGCGGGTTTATCTTGTCAGCTAATGTCTGGTTGCGAAAACGGCGTAACTCGCGCCAGACAGAAACCGGCGCACCGCCTAAAAATTGAAACTGACGAATGCCCCAACATGAAGCCCATGCGGTAGCATGCTTAGACGTTTCTTTTAGCGGTTTACCGCTTTCGTCGTCGGTTTCGTCGTCAAGGGCGTAGCCATCAATATTCTTACTGATGTACTTCACCACATAGCCGGTAGCACTGCCGATTTCATGATCGATAGGTTTCATTTCAAACCGTGGCCGTTTGCCGTGCTTTCCCTGCAATTCTTCTGCGTCTTCACGGGTGGCGTAGTCCTGCATCACTTCCAGTAACTCGCCAGCATGCTCCGGTAATGAGAACAGCAAACCATGCCAGTGCGGTGTGCCGTCATGATGTGACTCTGCCACTCGCAGGCCAAAGACAGGGATTTCACGGCGCGCCAATTCTGCACGGATCTGCTGCCAAACCCGATTAAGATAACGTTGCGTTAATCTGGGGCTAGCCCCGTTCCATTTAGGGTTACGATGCCCAAACATGGTGTAGGCGTGATATTTAGAGGGGGCGGTCAGTGTAAAAAATTGACCAGAAAAACCACTGTCGTTGGCGACCTTCTCAAACCCGCCAATACGAGTCATAAGCTCTACGCGACGTAGCGCGGGGTTAGATATGCTTTTATCGATCTGCTCAATCAGTGAAATACGCTCTTTTGTATCCTGATCTTCCAGCTCAAGACGCGCCATGATTGCGCGACTGCGTTTACGCCTGGCGTCCCACTCTTCAACATGGTGCTTACTGCAATAAGGTGCTGCTCCGCGCTTCACATCGCCAAAAGCAATGTGCAGGTGCTCGCGCCAACGTATTGCGTATTTTTTAAGATTGCGGTGCCAGTAGCCCTCATCCAGCATTTTACTGATGCCAGATGCCGCATCATCAATAAACAGTTTTCCTCGGCAATACTTCCCCCACCTCGGAGGAGCGAGGAAGAAAAGCCGCGCAAGGTTTGCCGCTTCGGTGTAAAGGTATCCCGCGCACTGATGGTCATCTAATGCGGTCACGGTTTCATTCACTTCACTCAAGACCGCACGCATGTAGATAGCCACATCCTGTGCCAGTAACTCAACATCTTCAGGGGTGAAATCTGGCAGGTGGTTAAAGCGCTCAACCAATCCGTGAAGGGTAGTGAACGTATGGTGGAGCGGATTTAGCTCACTGAATACCGTGTCATTTTGGGATATCGCATCCTCGTTTGTCGCAATCGCGTATTGCTCATTAACCATGTTGATGTGAGGCAGATCCCTGCGAATAATATCGCGCAGTGACAGACGGGCTATATGCCTGCCTTTCATGGTGTGAATGCTGTCAATACGCGACGTTAGACGCAGGCGGATAAAGCGAGGTAGCGGCGCGAGGGTTCGTTTTACCCACGCCAAAAACTCCTGTTCTTGACCCAGCTCAGCGAGATCAACAACAGGAGTCTTATCAACAAAAATAGCGGCTTTGGGCTTCTGCCATTCGTAATCGTACTGGGTAGCGTCTGGTGCGCTACCCAGAAACGGTGGGGGTGGTGTTGGGGTTGCTCGTCCGCGTGATTTCGGCGTCACTCACAAACCCCAGCAAATATTCCGCCACAGGTTTTCAGCACGCCGATCACTTCTTTTGCGGCACCGCGAGTGATGACGTTTGCGCTGATAGAGCGGTGAACCGCGATTTCATGGAATTGATAGTTTTGATAAATCTCGCGTGTGGCGGGCGTATCGCTGTTTGAGATAACAATCGATGCACCCGTTTCACGGTTAACGCGTAACAGCACATCAGCTAACTCCCTGTGCTGGGCTGGTGTAAATGCAGATGTATGATATTGCGTGAAATTGGCTGTATCACTGGAGGGAAGATACGGCGGGTCGCAATAGATAACGGTGCTTTTGTTTATCCCTTTGATTGTCAGAGTCTTGCGGAAATCTGCCACGGAAAAAATGGTTTCAGTGTCGTTGGCTTTTTCTGCAAACTGTCTGATTTCCTGTTCGGGAAAATAGGTTTTTTTGTATTGTCCGAATGGGATATTAAAATCCCCTGAATTGTTATAACGGCACAGCCCGTTAAAGCCATGCCGATTCAAATATAAAAATAGCGCGGCTGTAACTGTGCTAGGGTTTGATTTTTGATAGTTAAAGCTAAGTCGATTGCTGTTATACGTATCTACATTATTGCCGCCATTAAACAGATCCTGCGCCGTTGTTATTAACCGCTTTGTATCATAAGCGGCGCATTGATATAAATTAATCAGATCAGGGTTGATATCGGCCAGCACGTAGCTGGGATAGTCGGTATTCAGGAACACAGACGCGCCGCCGACAAAGGGTTCGATGAGGCAATCACCTTTTGGCAGGATCGGCAGTAAATCAGGCAGGACGCGGGTTTTACCCCCCGCCCATTTGATGAACGGGCGGATCATATGATGATCTCCTGTGACGAATGCTCAAACCGCTCAGCTTCTTTGCGCAGCAACTCGATAACCTCTGCGGCTGAAAACTCTTTTTGCTGCGCATGAAGTGCCAGCGCTGCAAGACGTTGAGAAAATGACCAGTGCTGGTCTTTTTTTTCTTCCAAACGTGCTTTTCCCAGCAGTGAAACAAGTGCATCGCTGCCGGCTACTTGCATCGCTTTAACTTCTGCATTTCTCATCGTGATTTCCTTTTTTCAGGTAATAGAAAGCCCGGCGGGTTTACGCCTTTAAAAACGGGAGTTATTAAAGTTAAAGAGTTAAATGTTTGGGGAATAAACTCACAACTGCTTTAAGTTTATTCATCGCCTTAATCAGCTTTGCTTTTTCTTCAGTTGTCAGTTCATTAAATCTCAGGTTATGCCGTTCCTTATTAATATCTGCTAATTCAAATATCGCTGATAGCACGCGCATATTATCTGAATGCGTTGATTTTCTATCCTTACGGTTTCCGTCATAAAATCTTTCATCGCGCAGATCATCAATAAATCGGCACATTTCTTTTTCACTGTTTGTGTGGAAGTGTTTCCCTCTCAGCATTGCTATGTGATTAAGCCCGTCAGTTCTGGCCGCGATACTCAGCGGAACGGCGCGGGCGGCTTCGGTATTAGCCATGACGGTTACGCCGCAATACCCATCAGGCGGGCAAACCAGCGGCGTTTTTTAGGCGCTGGCATATAGGGCTTTTTGCTCCAGGGTGCAAAGTAAGCCTGGGCGGGAGTTGGCTGGAAACGCTTGCCGTTTGGTAATTCCAACCAACCTTTTTCTTGCTGCGGGGATGGTGATTTTTCCTTTAATAAACGCGCTGTGCTAATCATATTACCGCCTCTAAAATTTTCTTGGTTAAGTAAAAAATAAAAAGCGCAGATACTGCAACTACAGCTACTTTTAAAAAAACAATATATGTGTTTATTAAATCTCTGTGGAAAGGTAGTTCTTTATCCCTCCATCGTTTAGTTACAACCACACCTAGGAATAAACAAACAATGATTTCTGAAAGAATGAATATTAGATTGTCACGCATGAATACAACCTCTCATTTCGTGCAGTCCATTAATATAAGAAGTTGCTTGCCCTAATGCGTCAAATAACCCGAATGATTGATCGCCTTGACTCACTCGATAACGCGTTATCGGGTTAGTTGCTGTTCTGGGGCAGCGAATAATAGAAAATCCGCGATAAACGCTGGTATGTTCGCTGACTTTAATTAATGCATGATCGATACCTAAAAATACCAGCCGATTTTTTTCCATGATTAAATTTCGCTATTGGTTATCGCATCACGAAGCATGGCGATTAAATTAACTTCGACTTTCTCCATTCGCGCTTTTTTGGGGCGAATGATTATCCGTCCGTCAGAAACCATTCCTTCGCAAGTGCGTAGAGGAATACCTGTCATTTCTGAATATGTTTTTAATGAAACATATGGAGTAGGGACGGTGATATTAATGTTTAATGCCTTAGCCATTTCACCACCTACTATCCTTGTGAGTTAAAAGATTCCAGTCCCCGCAGAAACACCAGACGGGCCATGCTTGAAAGCGAGCGACTTTCTTGTGCTGCCAATGCCGCTAACTTGTCGCGCTCATCGTCCGATAAGCGCATTGGGGTAGGGTTTTTGGACGCGATACCACGCGGTAAACGCGATCTCTGTTCACTAATAGCTGCCATTGTTACTTCTCCCACTATTAAGGTTTATATGCCGGAATGTTTAGCCACGTCCGGCGCGTGGTTTTGTGATAGGCTTCAAGTGCTACCAATCAACCAACCACAAAGGGAAATTTATGGAACTTAATCTAACTTCCTGTCTTCGCACTTATAACCGTATTTCTGCTAATATCGCCAGTGCTTTAAAAATTGATAATCCAGACAATACAAAGATTGCTCCATTTATAACTAATCGCTCTCTAATTATTTTTAAGCTTGAGCTTATTCTTTTTTATCACCGTGAAGAATTCGATAAGGAACGTAAAATTCTTTCTGGTGTAAATGCACTCACTCATTATTTGTTTTACAAAAAAAATGTATCCATTTTAGATGCGAGAAATATTAGGTTGCATGATGCAATAGTTATCTTATGTGATGAAATCAACCGCTATGTAATTCCAAATAATGTAATTAATTTCATCATCGAACATGGTGATAACTACAGTTCATCCGATGAAAATATATCTCAACTTACGGAAAGGTTCTCTTCTTACATAAATAATGAATGGGATGCTAATTTTGCTGATGAACTACTTCGGCAATAAATTCGTCGAGTTCAGCTAACCTTTTTTCCGATTCATCAGCATTAGCCCGCAGCTTTTCAGGTTTTCCACGGAGAGAACTGCGGGTATCCAGTGTATCAGCGGTTTCACGCAGGAATTTAATCAACTCACCATCGCTCAACCCTGCGCTGAAAATTTTAGGTCGTTTTTGAGCCTCTACCTCTGCACCTACAGCACATTCCCTGGTGTTGGACTGTGCGCTCAGATGATGATTTTCTTGTGTCATATATTTCTCCATTTTTAAGTATGTGCCGGAGTTTTTAGCCACGTCCGGCGCGTGGTATCCTCACTGCTCTCACACAAAGTAAGGATGTTATGAAATGACAAACAAAGAACTACAAATAAAAGAAACTGGTGAAGTGATAAAAGCTGCATTAAATAATGGTTCTCTCCAGCAATTATCTCAGTTAGTTGCAAATCAGCTTCCGGCTAGAAGTGATGGTTCATTCCCCGCACACAACTCAATTACTTTCGAAGAGTTGTACGCAACCGTATTCAATGCAGTAGGCAAAGCTATCAAGTCTTAACCGCTGATCCAGATAGCACATTGCAAGACTCTGTTTCTGCTGCCACTGCTAGTGTCAGAATAATTTTTATATCTCGGCTGAAGACCTTTTTTCCAAGCTCTTCAGCCTTTTTATTAATACTTTCCGTAAGGCTGGCTGCGATACTCAGTCGCTCATTATTTTCCAATACCCCCAAGTTCTTCTCTGCACCTACAGCACGATCCCCGGTGTTGGACTGTGCGCTCAGATCATGATTTTCTTGTGTCATAATGGTATGTTGTGATCCACTGTTAGCCTGTGAAAATCATTATGAGATCTATTGATCTCTTTTGTCAAGGTAGAAAAGTGACTTTTAGATCTCTTTGTGTCGAGCGACTGAAATCCGAACGGAAACGGCTATCCCTGAATCAGGCAGATGTGGCCGAATTGTGCGGAGTGTCGAGGGAAACATGGGGTAAATACGAAAGGGGCTCTATGGTGCCAGGAGGAGATGTTTTGCTCTCTTTTGCCATGGCGGGAGCAAACATCCAATTTGTTCTGACTGGTGAAGAATCTGGCGGTGTTGCTCTTTCGCGAGATGAAATTGAACTGGTCAAAAGCTTTAGAGCGGCTCCTTTGGCAGTAAAAGCTGCTGCGCTGGGCGCATTGACGGCGGGTAGCTCTGCAACAGCATCGATAAACGTAACGGGTAGCGGCCAGCGTGTAGCGGGCAGGGACTATCACGAAGGTAAGAAGTAGCGAAGCATCAAGGATGTAATGGATGACCGTAGAGGCTCAAGGGGATAGTAATCGGGTCGCAGGACGTGATTATTACGAAAAAAATATCAATATTGCCGCCCCACAAACTAAAGAAGATTTGCGCCCGTTGGTTAGCGCACAGCGTTCCCAATTAAACCAACTGGTAAAAGATATTGCGGAAGCAGGGCGTGAAGATGTGCGTTTTGTTTGGCGGCGTTTACATGCTGAGCTTGGTGTGAATGGTATTGAAGAAATCACCATCAGCCAGTATTCCACGGCGCTAAGTTTCCTGAATGCATTACATGATCGCAGTCGGGAAAAGGATGCTAATAACAAATTAGTGTCCCAATTATTAAGAAGCACACAGCAGAACGAATTACGTGAACAGCTTACGCGGTTCTGTCACATCAATTTTGGTACAAGCCGGTTAATTGATTTAACTCGCCCCCAGCTTCAGCAAGCAATGAGATGGCTGGATGAACGGCAGGGCAGAACTACACCCAATGCATCACCCCCAAAAGCGCAGACGTGGCAAGATGCGGTAAATACCTTAAAAGCAGAACCTCGGATTTTTGGCGCAGTGCTTGCGACGGGTATCGTGCTGGGAATGTTGTTGGCGCATTGATATCAGTTTCTCTAAGAATATAAATTTAACTATATTAGCGAGCTAATCATGACTGATGAAAATACCTCTGAAAATGATAAGTCTTCTGGAAATAATAAAGTCGCGGAAACTATTAATGCTGTGACTGGGCTTACACAGTCAGTGCCAGTGTATCAGGATTTGATACAGCCAGCAGCGCAGGAGCTAGGCAAAGGTCTTGCGGTTATTGCCAAATCAATAAATGTTGCTCTTTCGCCGTTAAGCGTAATGGTTTGGGGGTATGAAAAGATTCAAGATCAGTTTATGCCTAAAGTGGCCGAAAAATTAAAAAATACCAAGCCAGAAGATATCATCACACCTAAACCCAATGTTGCGGTTCCTGCGATTGAAGCATTACGGTATACGGCAGATGATGAGTCTTTAAGTGATTTGTTTGCAGGGTTACTATCTTCTGCTATGGATAAAAATAAATCAAGCAAAGCACACCCTGCCTTCGTTGAAATTATTAAGCAATTAACAGCAGATGAAGCGAAAATAATTACAGTAATCAAAGATAAAAGGGGGATTCCGTTAATAGATATTGTTGTTTTTAATGATGAAATTAATTCTCAAAATATTGTCTATAGCAATCTTTCTTCTTTTTCATTTGGGAGGGGATTGGAACAACCACAACAATTCTCATCTTATGTTTATAACTTATGTCGACTTGGGTTACTTGAAATACCAGCAGAGTATATTTATCTAGACTCCGATGTTTATGATGAAATTATCAATAGTTCCTTTTGGAAGGAGGTGAGTGACGCTGTGAAGTTAAAAGAAAATCAAAGCTTTCATTATGATAGAAAAGTATTAACTATTACAGCTATGGGGAAACAGTTTATATCTGTGTGTATTGGTTAACTAGTCATTTCCATATAGAGCAATCGAGAATGAGTGTAAGCAAACTCCCATCTGGCAAATGGCTTTGCCAGTGCTTCCCTTATGGCCGTGATGGTAAACGTATCCGCAAACAGTTCGCCACCCGTGGCGAGGCGCTTTCCTATGAGCGCCGCCTTATGGCCGATAAAAAAGGCATTGATACCACAACCAGTAATATCACTCTGAAAGATTTGGTTCAGCGCTGGTATGACATGCACGGTAAAACGCTATCGTCCGGTGATTCTCGCTATACGAAATTACTCGCTATCTGTGAACGTTTGGGCGATCCGTTTGCTATCGACGTTGATAAAAATATGTTTGCCGTGTACCGAGAACGACGCCTTAAAGGTGAGTGGAATCCGAAGGGGAAAGCCGTTCTGAAAGAAGCAACGGTTAACCGTGAATACTCTTACCTGCGTGCGGTCTTTTCCGAGCTGAAAAGGATGGGGGAGTGGGACAAAGAAAATCCGCTGGATGGTATACGCCAATTCAAAGAAGGTGATCAGGAGCTGGCATTTCTCTATCCAGATGAAATAAAGCGCCTGCTGGCTGCGTGTGATGAATCAGATAATAAAGATTTGGGTATCATCGTTCGTCTGTGCCTGGCGACAGGAGCACGGTGGGGGGAGGCGCAAGATTTAAGACAGTCTCAAATCCTGCCAAACCGCGTTACTTTCACCAGGACGAAAGGCAACAAGAACAGAACGGTGCCCATTTCGGAAAAGATGCGCAGCCTGTTGCCTAAAAAACGCGGAGCACTTTTCACTCCAGCTTATGAGTCTTTCAAGTACGCCATTAAACGTGCAGGCATTGAACTACCGGGCGGGCAGCTTACCCACGTTTTACGTCACTCATTCGCATCACACTTCATGATGAACGGCGGAAACATTCTGGTACTGCAACAGATTTTAGGCCACAGCACTATCACCATGACAATGCGTTACGCCCACTTTTCGCCGGATCATTTGGATGCGGCCGTTACCTTAAACCCATTTGATAATATTGATAAGGAACTTTCATGACTAAGCCAGATTTGGATTATGGTGCAATCTGTATTGATAATTCCAGCTTAAAAAGCTTGGGTTACAAATTTGAAGAAGGCCTGCTTTTTCAATTACGCCAATTTAAAAATAGTTCAATAAAGTTAATCCAGCCGGATGTTATTCATAAAGAAATAATAAAGCATTTATCAAACCCCATTCATGAGTTGGATAAAAACTTTGATAAAATGATTAAAGATTTAAATAGATTGGTTGGTGCCGATATAGATACTGTTACTAGTATAGTTTCCGAACTGAAAAAATTTACAAATGCTGAATTAATAACAAAGGATAGAGTTAATAAATTTTATGAAGAAGTTAATGGGGAGGTTTTAAAATGCTCTGAGCATCTTGATGTTAATTTGTTGCTTGATATGTATTTTGATATTGACGCTCCATTCGAAGATAATAAAGAAAAGAGAAAAGAATTCCCTGACGCTATTGCGTTACTTAGTTTAGAATCTTGGGCTGTTAAACAGGGGTTCAAAGTAATTATTGTCAGCAATGATAATGGGTGGATGAATTACGCAGACACTTCTGAAAATTTAGTGTTTTTTAAAGAGCTACCCGATGCGCTTGCGGAAATCCAGCCGCATGCGGAAGCCCAAAAAATAATAAAACTATTAATGGAATCCGATTTTATTCTTGATAGTAATAATTTAATCAGTGAGATATCAGAGCTTATAGAAGCAGAAGTTAACGGTGTTGATCCATGGGTAGTGTCTATTGATGCAACATCAGATCAAATCTATGACTATGATGATATTACAGTGGAGTATACTACATGTGATGTTTTAGTAAAAAAAGAATCGAGAGATACACCAATAAAAATAATAAAAATAAATAGTGACGAGATAGTTTTAAACCTAACAATAAAAATATTTTGTAATGTTAGTGCTTCTTTTGATTTTTCTGTGGAGGATGGAATTGATCATGATTATGTTTCTGTGGGCTCCTCGAGGGAAACGGTATCGGCCGATTTCATTACTGATGCTATCTTAACAATTTCAGGAGATTTTTCAGCGGGAGTTGAAGCGCTCAGTGTTGATAATGTGGAACTGCAAGGGTTTTTATCTTCCGTTGACTTTGGTTATATAGAACCTAGTTATGAAGAATACTTTGACTATGAAGAAGAGTCGGAACAGTGAGGTTAACCTTTATAGTATATAGCCAGTCATAATACTCTGCGCGGTTGTTAGAGCCTGATTTTTGAGTCCAGTGCATGGTAGTGCGGTTGGTAAGTGTTATGTGCTGTATGCTTAGTAACTAGTATATCTGTTAATTAGATATGAATAATAGAACAGCCTAAGGACATAGAATCAGTGGCAGCAAAAACGAGCATAGCGCAATATTTCGTACAATACCGTAATTGCAACTCATTGATATCATTTAACCTATTGTTTTATTTAATGTGGTGTAACTTTTTAAAATCCCTCGGCGTTCGCGCTGTGCGGGTTCAAGTCCCGCCCCGGGCACCATTGATTTAAAAAGAATTAAAACAAGCACTTATGTGCAATGTCGTGAACCGCCGAGAGGCGGTTTTTTTGTGCCTGAAAAATAGCAAGTGGCGGCAAAATGGCGACAGAGTGGCGACGCTTATTTTGAGTTTATGATAAATGGTTATTGTTATGACTGAAGGATGAGTTATTTATTAAGGCCTGTCTTTTACTAATTATTCATTTTTATTGATTATACCCACATCTGGAATTGCTTATTAGAAGCAGGGTGGGGTGTCACTGGATCTATCTTCCCAGGCTCAACTATTGAGCGGGTGACGCTTTCAAGTGTAACAAACGTATGGCCGCAATTGATGTTTGTACATTGGTGATAGCGTTCTTTAGTAGATTCGCTTAAGTAGCGGCTTGAACGAGCATGGGCAGCATGTCGGCAGAGTGGGCAATGCATCATAATTTTATCCTTAACTGGCTTTTTTCTATCTAATATTACCATTTAATTCAAATAATGGAATTTTGTTCAAAAAATTGATTTTAATCTTATTCACTTCCCTCATACTCAATATCAGACAGCAGCACCTCCAATTCCAACGCGGTAACGTATCCTGAATTACTCAAACTGTGCGTCACTTTTGAGATTGTCCATTCCTGTTCGTCGATCACCTGCTTAAAGCCGCTCACCTGAACAGGGGTTTCCGGGAACAGGTCAGCGCGCCCCATTGCTAGCGTAATAGAAAACTCCGCGACACCCCGTTGCAGTTTGTCCCACTTTGCCTGTGCGGCACGCATGGCTTGTGCTTTGGTCGCAAATACCGTGGTCAATGCCAACACATTTTCATCGGTGCCGACCAGATAATCACCCTCGCGAGCTTCTGGCTCCTTCTTTGTCTTTTTCGATTTAGGGTGTGGCTTCTGGGGTTGTGGCCCTTGATGCAATAGCACTTTCTTCTGACGTTTTACCTTTACCGTTTTCGGTTTTTCATGCTGCGGCTCTTTGGTATGCAGCCAGCTTGCCGTGACGCCTGTGTACGCGCCCCGGTCAGCCAGACTAAAACTGTGCTGATCGCCGTCGCTGCGCTCAATTATCTGCTGCGGGATAGGTTTGCCGCTGGCCGTCTTCCCCGTTCCAGGACGGATAAACAGCAAACGCCCGGCCTTGATCGCCACTATTGCCCCGTTGCGCTCAGCCAGCCGGGTAATAAATACCGCGTCGGTTTCCTGCGTCTGGTCGATGTGCGGAATTTTTATCCCCGCGAATCCGTCGGCCAGCATCGGCGCAAGATTGTTACGCTTCGCCACCTGTTCAACAATCGCCCCCAGCGTCATATCGTGATACGACTGCTCACGCCGGGCGTTCAGCGACCCGCGAAAATCGGCACTCCGCGCCCTGATGGTGAGCGTATCCGGCGTGCCACGGTGTTCTATTTCATCCACCGTAAAATCGCCTTTGCCGATCAGCGCGTCTCCTTCCCAGCCCAAAAACACCGACAGCACCGCGCCCCGGCGGGGTAACTGCAACAGCCCGTCGCTGTCGTCCAGCTCGATGTCGAGCTGATCGGCTTCAAATCCCCGGTTATCGGTCAGGCTCAGTGACAACAGGCGCGGACTGATAACGGTCGTGATGTCCTGCTCATTGAGTCGCAGCAGGTACGCGGGAGCGATTTTACTGCCAGCGCGAACATTCAGCGGGTTAATCATGCGAATAATCCTCCGATGGCAGATTGCGCCCGGTTAGCCATTTCCCCGGCGCTGCCGATCAAGCCCTCCGCCTGCTGGCGTAAATCGCCCAGCATGGCAGACAGCGACGAGTCCACGCGGGTCAGCGTGATGGTAAACTCAATCCGCCGGGAGCGGCCATCGGTGAAAAAATCGGTTTTTTTCTGGCTGATACTGTTCACCACAAATACGCCGTAAATGGTGCCGCTGCCCTCAATTAGCGGCCATGCACGCCCCTGATCGGCCATCGTCTCCAGCATCAGCAACGACAGTGTGCCGCCTGTGATTTCCGGCAACAGTTCGCCTGACAGCGTGATTTTCTCGTCTTCAACGCCTAAGAACTGCAACGCCGGACGCTGACCGACGCGGCTGTTTGACGGCCAGCGGTAATCAACGTTGCGCTGCATGTTCTGGTAAGGCAGGGTCTGGAGCTGGAAGACAAACAGCCCTAATGTGAGCATCATCGAATTAACCTCCCTGATAACTGTACTGACTGAACGCGCGTGACCGCGCCGCCCGTTCCCGCTGCTCAAGCTGGCGCGTGACTTCCTGCGCGATGTCCTGCGCACTTTGGCCGGGCTGGGCAACAATGCTAATTGGCGCGTGAATGCTGACCGGGGACGATGCCGCGCTGGCCTGAACCGTTGGCGCTATCGGGCGATAGGCTGACATGTTCATGGCTGCGGACGCCAGCGCCGCCGTTTTTTTACGGCTGGTGACATTGGCCGGACCCTCAACGATTTCCGGCCCATGTTCACCGACGACGGCAAACTCTCCCAGCTTGATCCCACCGCCGTTATCGCGTACACCGCTGTATCGGGCAGCAATTGACGTTGCGTCGACCCCCTGCGGTGTCGGGGCGCGGCTCACACCCGCGTTTAATGCGGCGGCGCCTTCTGGGGTCAACGCCTCTTTAGGGACTTTATCGCCAAGGCCATCTGATTTTTTATCAATAACACCGAGTTTTTCCAGCACCCAGTCAATGCCGCCTCGCAACAGATTCAATGCCTTTACAGGCATGGTCAGCGCATTTGCCAACATCTCACCGAATGCAACACCTGCATTACGGCAACTGTCTAACGTTTCCTGAGTTGATTTAACTGGGGCGACCAACTGTTTAAACCATTCCCATGCCGCCGATAGCTTTTCCCCCAGCCAGTCAAATACAGGCTTTAGTGGTGCAAACAGCTCGGCTATTGGCGCAAACGCGATTTTCAGCCCTTCAAGTACGCCGCCGAAAAATGCACCGATTGGCTCCCAATATTTACGGATCAGCAACGCGCCAACAACGATTGCCGCAATAGCCCCAGCAAAAATAGCGACAACACTCAATATGGGTAACGACAGTGCAGTCATTGCCGTTGTAATGACGCCCCCGGCCATACTGAATCCAACGCTGAGCAACCCCGCTCCAGCAATCAGGGCATTAACCCCCGCCATCACAGGCCACGCAACCAGCCCGATCCCACCCAGTACCGTAATTAACGCCGTGGCGGCTGCGCCTACCATCACTATCTGGCGCGTCAGCTCCGGGTTAGCCTTGACCCATTCATTGACGCGGGTTAACCACTCCGTCGCGGCCTGCGTCAGTTTGCGCAGTGCGCCGTCATCGTCATTGAACAGGTTAAAGCGCAGGCTGGCCATCACGCCCTGAAGCCGCCCGATATCCCCTTGCAGGTTATCGCGCAGGGTATCCCCCATCCGGTCAGCCGCCCCGGACACGTCGCCCAGCTTGTTTTCGGTTCCGGCCAGCGCGGCCAGAAATTTCGGTATCTGGTCGATAGAAAGGTCTTCAATCGGCGTACCAAACAGGGCAATGGCAGCATTTGCCCGTTCTGCCGGGTCTTTGATTTTCAGCAGCCCGTTGGCGGTTTTCTGCATTGCCGCCCGCGCTTTATCGCCCCCGCTGGCGATGGCGTTAGACATTTTTGCCGCATTGAGTCCGATGGCGTCATACGCTTCAATGCTGGCCTTTGACATGTCCGACCCGCGAATACTGAATTCCTTAATCGCGTCGCCTGTTTTGTCCAGCGCGAACTTGCCTTGCTGCGCCATCTCAACCAGCAGCGTCATGGCTTCCGATCCGCTGAATCCCATGTTGCGGAAGTGGGTTGAATATTCATGTAGGATTTCCGGCAGTTCTCCGCGCATCTGTGCAGACACGCGCTGCATCCCGGATACCATCAAATCAAACGCCTCATCGCTATTTTTCGCGAGGCCGTTTTTCATCATGATGGCGGCTATCTGGATACTCTCCGCCGCATCACTGCCGAGCGCCGTTTGTACGTCCAGCGCTTTACGGGAGATCCGCGCAAGCTCGGTTGCCCCTACATCACCCAGCGCACCGAGCGTACTACGCGCGGCGGCCACCGCGTCTGCTATCTGGTTGATGTCGCCACTGACTCCAGAGGCGTTAATCTCCTTGATAACACGGGTGTACTGTTCGCCGTCGGCCGCATTTCCGCCCGTCTGCGCCGCAATGCGCGCCCCGTGTCCGTCGGCCTGAACCGAGGGGGCAATTAGCCGACTGCCTGCATACAGTGCCGCTGACCCGCCCGCAAAGGCTGCCGCGCTGGTATTGCGTACGGCGGCGGTAATTTCTTTGCCTTTCTCGTAGCGCTTTTTGACCGCATTCAGTTTTTCCTGTTGCTGGCTCACGCGTGCCAGCGCTGCCCGTTGTCGGTTCAGGGTGTCGGTAGCGGCAGCAATATTCGTTCTGAGTTGTCGCTCGGCACTTGCCAGATTGCGCGTATCGATGCCCGCCGCCCGCAATGCACCGCGCTGGTTCTGAACAGACTGTCGCAGGCGGTTTTGTTGCGCCTGTAACTCCGTGGCTTTTTTGCGCGCCTCTTCCAGCGCCTTAGTCTGGGCGCGGGTTGGGTTGGCGGTGTTTCGGAACGCAACCGCCAACGCGGCGGCGTCAGCTTTTGCCTTTTCCAGCGCCCGTCCCGTATTTGCCAGTTCTGTGCTGGTTCGCCGGAATCCCTCAATGCGCCCGGCCTGTGCGTTCAGGCTGCGCAACTGGTCTTGCGACCCCTGAATTTCACCCGACAGTGTGCGCGCCGCATCCTGCACCGCCCGAAAGGGGCGGGTTGCCTGATCAACGGCGCGCAACAATACACTGAGTTGTAGACTGTTACTCATTGTTATGGTGTCCGCTGCGTTTCAGCGCTTTGTCGCGCCACAAAATCAACTCGGTGAGGGTCATCGGGTACAGCTCGGATGGCGGCCAGTGAAAAATCACTGCGATATCCGCCATCAGCTCATCAACACTCAGGCTTCGGGGTAGTCCGCCTGTTGCGATTTCGGCGTCAAAAAACCGATCACCTTGCCTGCGATGGTAATCATATCCGGCAATTCCATACGGGCGATTTCGGTTTCGGTCAGTGCTGGCAGCGTCATGCGTGGCAGCACTTTAATCATCGCGTCTACGTCCGACCCGGCCAGCGCCGCCAGGCTGACGCCGCGCAGCGTTCCGGTAGTTGGTTTAATCAGGGTGATAGTGTCGATGACGGTTTCGCCGCGCTTGATAGGGGTTTCCAGTGTTACCACGTTGTCGTGTTTGTTCATGATGTTGCCTCTGTGTTCAAATAGAAAATAGAAAGAAGTCGGCCAGCACCGTGCTGGCCGGACAGGGTTACGCCAGACCAATCGCCCGGCGGTGTTGTTCCAGACGGTCAACGCCGTTGACACGCTCAATCATGTTGATGGTGTCAATCTCGATCATTTCTTTGCCGTCCACGGTCAGCTTGTAATAGGTACATTGAGTGGAAATTTTTGTTTCTGTGTCTTCGCCCTGTTTGCTTTCGCCGCCGTCGATTTCTTTATGACGGCCACGCATCACAACCTCTACCGTCACAATTGCCCCGGTGTCGTCACGCTGATACGACCCGGTAAAGCGCAGCAGCACCGCATCGGCACCCGGTGCGGCATACTGTGCCAACAACGTTTCGTCAGCGAATCCGCCCATTGTCCATTCCATCGATAGCGCGTCATCGTCCAGACCAAAATCAATCGGCGCGGTGCCGTTCATGCCGCCGCCGCGATAGTTCTCCAGCTTGCGCGTGAGTTTCGGCAGCGTAACGGCGGTGGCGACACCCATGTAGCTCATGCCGTCATTGAACAGGTTCATAAATTTTAGTTTGCGAGGCAGTGCCATAGCGCGGTAGCTCCTTAGCTGTTGACCGACGCGGCCAGATTCACCAGATATTTATCGGTGATGCGCTGGCGCAGGGTGAGATTTTCCAGTGGGGGAACGGGGGTATAGTCGTAATCGATATATAACTTCCCAGCCTTGAGCGTTTCCTTATCGTTGGCGGTGTCGTCATACCAGCAATCGGCATCAATGATGTAGCCGTTAGATTTCAGCTCACGGAATTTCGCCTTGATACCTTCGATAATGTCTTTGATAAGCGTTGGCGTAACAGGCTTATCCACCGCCCACATGTGTGCTTCGGCCATCGTATCGGCCAGTACCTGTGCGGTGCGAGTGTAGTTCTCAAACAGGAACAGCGGATCGTCAGAACAGGTGCGGTTACCCCAGAAGCGGAAGCCGTCCTTACGAACCAGCGTGGTGACACCTGCTTCATTCAGTAAATCCGCGTCGGTGCCGGGTGCCTGCAAATCCCAATACACCGAGGCGCTGATACCCGTCACGCCGTTCACGCCGACGTTAGACAGGGTTTTATGCCAGCCTGTCTCTTGGTCGATTTTGGCACGCAATCCCAGAGCGCGGGCGGTGGCATACGCTGTGGCGCTGGCGTTGGCCGTGGTGTCCCACGCGATAAAATCCGGCCAGATCACCATCAGTTCACGCTGGCTGAAATTTTCCCGGTAGTTGATGGCGTCCGACAGGGTTTTGCAGCCCCACGCGCTGACGTAACCAAAAGCATGCAGCGACTGACAAATGGACGCTAACGCCGTGGCAACGGGCAGCGAGTCCAGCCCCGGCGCACCGAGAATGCGCGGCTTCACGCCTGTTACCGACAGGGCATCTAACAGGGCTTTCATCCCGGTGTATTTGCCGTTTTCGTCGCTGCCGCCGATCACATTGCTGATGGTTTCGGCTTCATCTTTACCCTCGGCCACACGCACCACAACGGTGACGGGTTTGGACTGGTCGGCGATGGCAGACAGGGCAGCGGCCAGCGTGCCTTTTTTCCCGGCCTTGCCGACGGCAGACAGCACATTGGTAATCAGTACCGGGATATTGAGGGGAAAGGTTGCCGCATCAGCATCGGCGGCGGTACACACCATGCCGATAATGGCCGTTGATACAGTAGAAATAACGCGCGTACCGTCGTTGACTTCGACGACCTGCACGCCGTGGTGAAAATCACTCATAAATTCAGGCTCCAGCTAATAGCACTATTGCTGCATTAGGAGCGGTTATTGTCCGGTGTGGTGCGAGCGTGGGCGAGTGATGCGGGTACGGTGGGGGCTGGTACAACAAAGAGACGGAAAACAGGCACAAAAAAAGCCCACCGTCTCGCTAACGGTGGGCTTTGCTTTCCCTGACATGTCATTATTTTTAAAACCAACAACATAATGGCATTTTGGGTGACTATTTTATAAACGTTTATACAGATCGATTAAGCGTTATTGATCGGCGGTAGCGATCAATTCTGACTTATATCAGAAGTCGTAAACCATAACGGTAACCATCGGTGTTCTTATGATGTTATCCATGTTGTTATCTGATACACAAATCGATAGATGACTGTTATCTAGAAAATCCGCATGAGGAATGGCAGCGAATCGCTGATTAGCAAAATTTTTTCGTCCGTATATTTGAATAGGGAGTCCGATGTATGCATCTATCTCAGATTCAGCATGAGCAATGATGGGGGCACGAATGTTTGAAACAGGAGAGTCTAGCTCAACATTCATCTGATATTGCAGCCCATCAATTTCAGCAACCTGTCCAATCGCGCGCATACCCACTTCACGGTAAACCAATCCCATAATATAGAAAGATTTTTTTGAACCAGCTGCAATCCCGTGGTTGGGGTAGTTAATTTCCCACATACCATTAGATGCATTCATGCCAGCGTCCATTGTAATTTTGGTCACTGGAAAACTGCCGATAAAACGGCGGCGGACATACGGTGCACTGATCACATCGGTCAGCGTTGCGTCAACCAAAACCATTTTTGTCACACCCAGCTCGACATAAAAGCCCTGGTCTTGGCGAGTAATGTAGCAACGCAGTGTATTTGCATTCATCGCAGTAAATTCAACACCAATAGCATTCATCGGTGAATATTGACCAAACGCCTTCATCGTGATGCCCAGATTCAAATTAATATCAGATGTTCCATCAAAAATTACGCCATTAATCTTACGCGGCGTTGCCAATTTAGTCGCCGCCGCCGCAGTTCCATCCGCTGGCAACGCTGCATTCGCTTTTGCCTGCGCGTTAGTTGCAATAGAGTGAGCCGTAAAAAGCTGCTGCGCTGTCGCAGCAATAGTTCTGCTATTAGTGTTAATTGACGAGCTCAACGCCACCACACCCGCGACGTCATATGATGCCGCGGGAACGTTTTTAATCTGTGACCAGTCAGAATCAACGCTAATATCTGCCGTACCGTCAAATGCCACGCCGTTGATTTTTCGGGCTGTAGCAAGCTTAGTCGCCGCAGCCGCAGTGCCACCCGCAGTCAGCGCACCAACGTCACCAGCAGTGAGCACGATATCTGCCGACAGCGCTTTGCCGTTAACGGTACGGCCAGACGGCACACGTCCATTGGCATTGGTATTCGCGTTAGTCGCTGCCGTAGCGGCATTATTCGCGGCGGTGGTTGCTGCGGTGACGCGTGTGTCAGTTTCTACTTTGGTGTATGCCCCCACATCCCCTGCACCCAGCGCGATATCTGCCGACAGCGCTTTACCGTTAACGGTACGGCCAGACGGCACACGTCCATTGGCATTGGTATTCGCGTTAGCCGCTGCCGTAGCGGCCGTGTTCGCGGCAGCTACGGCGACAGAAACAGCCGTATCGGTTTCCAGTTTGGTATATGCCCCGACATCTCCGGCACCCAGCGTAATGTCAGCCGTCAGCGCCTTACCGTTAACCTTACGGCCAGACGGCACCCGCCCGTTGGCATTATCATTCACGGCCTTTACTGCTTTCGGGGTTGCGGCCAGTACGTCACTGTCGCTGTTCGTCGCGTTGCTCAGTTGCACGAATCCTTTTGCCGTCAGTGTCCCGTCAGGGTGTTTGCGACTCTTTTCATGCTCCGCCAGTGCATCATCCACATACCCCCGCGTTGCCAGTACCACAGCCGGGTCAATTTTCAGTGTCACGGCGTCGGTACTGCTGACAATCAAAATCATGCGCACAGTCTGAATACGGCCGCTTCCCTCTTGTAGCTGGGGTTTGTAGGTTTCAGGGCAATTGGCGACAGCAATCAGATTGCCGTCGTCATCAAACAGGCCGACTTCCCGCACCCACCAACCGCCTTCATTTTCGGGGATCACTTGCTCGGCGATAATCTGGCTGGGGTTTTTCGGGTCAATGCTCAGGTTGTTGAGTGCCGCCCGGCGCTTTTCGTTAATCAGCGTGGTTTGTGCCGGGTTTGGGGTTGGCAATACGCCGCCGCCGTCACCCACGGCCATCCGGGTGATGTTCAGACGACTACCCAGCGTAGTGGCGTTAGCCAGTTTGGCTGCGCCGATGTTGGTTAACAGGGCAAAATAGGTTGCACTCATGCGGTTATGCTCACGTTGTCGATTAAATGAAGTGCTGCCCCGGTCACATCCAGACCGGACACAGTAATGGTTTCAGGAAAATAGGGGTAAATGGTCAGGTCATCACCGCTGTATGTTGTAGCGGCAACATAGGCCGCACCTTGTGTGTCGAGGTTGATATTCAGCCCCAGCAGGTGACGTGACGCGGGTTTCGCGTCGGCAATCAGGCGTTCCAGCTCGTAAAAGGTTTCTTCGGTGATGCCGTTATCCTGCACGCCGATGTCCAGTCGGAACGTGCCAGGCTCGCCGCCGTTCTGAAACCATTCACTGATACGGATCAGATAACCAAACGGCTCCACCACACGCCGCAGCGCGCCGATGGTGCCTTTGTGGCGATGGATAAAGAACGCATCGCGGATCACTTGACGTTTCACGCTCTCCGGCCACGCCTCATCCCAGCGGTCAACGGAAAACGCCCACGCCAGATACGGCAGCAAGTGCGCGGGGCAGGTGTCCGGGTTCCACAGCAGACGCAGGGGAACCGGTACGCGGGTAATCTCTGCACAGGCAGTGGCGGCGGCGACTTCCAGCGCGGACGATCCGACAGGCAGCAAGCGGGTATCACTCATCGGCACCGCCTACACCCAGCCGATAGCCGGAACAGTAGGACGCCTGCCCGGCGGTCAGCACGATATCAGCGGCGGGTGTCGTCAGCTCGACCCGTTGCACGCCCTCGACGTGCAGCGCAGCGTAAATCGCCGAGCGACGAATATCCCGCCCCAATCGGTGCTGCGCACTGATATAGGCTTTCAGCCTCTGCTCGGCAGCGGCGCGCACTGGCTCCGCTTCGGGACTCCGATACAGGTACAGCGTGGCGTCAATCTCATAAGGCACAATGGCTGCGGATTGCACCGTTACCCGGTCAGCCACCGGGCGCACGTCTTCGCCGTTCAGCGCAGTAGCGACGATAGCGACCAGTTCCGGGCTGGCGCTGCCGTCCCCTTCGCGTGACAGTACCGACACCGTAACGCTGGCCGGGCTGGGGCTGATAACCGACACATCCGCCACACGCCCGTCGGCGCTGCGTCCGTGGTACTGATAGGCACCAACCGACCCGGCAACGCTTAATCCCTCGAAAGACTGCTGAATGCGCAGGCGAAAATCGCTGTCGGATTCCATCAGGGCAGGCGTTGGCGGCAGGGTTGAATCGTCAGCCGGGGTGATCACCAGACGGGCAACGCTAAAATTCGCGCCGAGCTGGTCGAGGTCATCCCCCTGCGCATACGCCACCATCACGGCGCGAGCGGCTTCATTGACGCGCTGGCGCCATATCAGTTCACGATAGGCGTTTTCCTGTAGCAGCTTGACCAGCGGATCGGATTCCAGCGTCAGCGTGCGGGCAACGGCGGCGCGCTGGTCTTCCGGGTAGAGCGACAGCAGCACCGCTTTGCGCTCGATGTAAATTGCCTCGTAGTCCAGTTCTTCCACCACGGCAGGTGCGGGAAGCTGGCTTAAATCAATCATCGCCATGTGTCAGCTCACAGGAACAGAAAGGGAAACGGCGTTGCTGTCAGCCAGCACGCCCGTAATATCAACGGCCAGCTTGCCGTCGAATGTGCTGGTAAGGTTGATGGCCGTCAGCGTGATGCGTGGCTCCCAGCGCAGCAGCGCCATGTAACACGCGGCCATCACCTGCAATTTCACAGCGGGATTTTGCGGCTGGTCGACCAGCGCCGACAGCAGCGACCCGTAATCCCGGCGCATCACCCGCGACCCGACGGGGGTAATGAGAATATCGCGCACGCTCTGGCGAATGTGTTCGATATCGCCGAGGGTCTGGCCGCTGTCACGGCTCATGCCGAGGTAACGTGCTGTCATAGTGGCGCACCCGTTATGCCGCCGCTGTCGCCGGGGTGTTTGTGGGTGTGTAACACTTTGCCATTGGACGACAGCGACCCGCCGGAATGCTCTATGTTGCCGCTCATCGTGCCGCCTTGTTTCACCTCCAGCGTTCCCGTAATCAGTTTGTTGGTACAGACCACTTCGGGCGTGTCTAATGTGATGCGGGTTGACGCTTTCACCGTGACCAGTGGCACCGTGGCGGTGAGGGATTCAGATGCGGTGATATCGGCGGTTTTAATCCCGCTGACGGTCAGCGCCCCGGTTGCGGGTTCGTACTCAATCACCGCACCGTCGGGAAAGGTGACGTGATACGCATCGGCAGACGCCGACGGCGCGGGGTGGTCATCGGAATAGATGCCGGGCAACACAAAGGCGGTATCCAGCTCGCCACCGATGGACAGGATCAACACCTGCTCACCGATGGACGGTGCCCACCAGTCGCGGGAGCGTCCGGCACGGCGGGTTAACCAGTTCAACCAGCCTGTGGTCATGTCGCCAGTTTGCACCCGGCACAGGGCGTCCGCGGTGTTGACGTGGGTCACGACGCCGACACGGATCAGATTGCGCAGTAGGCGCTGAATTTCGGTAAGGGTGGCTTGTGTTTTCATGGGGAAAAGAATGCCGCCGGGGGAGAACAGCGGCAATGTGATGCGGTTTGCTGGTCAGTCAGACAACAAGAGTTATTGCCTCAAGTGGTCGATTAATACCTCGTCCATTTTTTTTATGTCCTCCGTACTAAATCCCAACAATTGCCGGGCTGGATAGCGTACTACAGGGCTGAACCGCGTGGGTTTATCTCTCAATCCGTATTGATGCACTCGCGCAATCCGTTGTACGCGCCCGATGAATTCGACACTAGCAGCATCAGACGTTCCCTTTGACTTCAGGTATTTTGCAGCACGTAACTTCTGAAACATCTGACGTTTAACCCGCTCACGTTTATTACGAATCGGGGAGGGTTGACGTGGCTCATATTGAGCGCCATCCGGGGATTGTTGCTTTTTAATGCGCTGCTGCTGTCCTGCCCGTAACGCCTTCGCCATTTTCCCTGCTAACTGACGCCGCCCCGGTGCTGTCAAACTCTCTAACAACGCCGCTAATTTATCCTCAAACGGTTTCAGCTCATTCATTCCACGTACTCACTAACTCGCCGCTGATGTACAGCGATACCGGGCGCTCGACGGGAACAGGTAGCGGCGGCTCTGGCGCATGGGTGACGTGTAATGCTTTGTCTACCTCTTTGACGATCACGCGCTCGGTGAGTTTCAGGCTGATGCTGATATCACAGCTACCGTTATCGTTAATGTCAGCGATGTAGGTAAAACCTTTGCTGTCATGGGTGATATCCGGCTGGTTTTCACGTAACCACGCCTGAATCGGCACCAGTAGCCAGTCGATATCGTCAGTAAAATCCGTGATGACCAGATTCAGCGTGTACTGGTTCTCAAACGACAGCGACGCGGCCAGCGTGGACACCACAGCGCCGCTGTCGATAAAGACACGCAACATATCCGGGTTATTTTTCAGTACCGGCACCGCGTCACTTAATGCGCTGCGTAGGCTGTTGGGTTTCAGCATCGTGTTGTTCCTGACAGTGTTTGATGGTTTCGACCTGTAGCGCACAGCTCACCAGGGCGCTTTCCAGTTGTCGGTTATCGGCGCTTAAATCACCGTTCGTTTCTGGGCGGCTGCCCGGTATCGGGCAGCTCGTTACTTTCGGACAGCCAACGTAAATAAGCGTCGGGGTTGTCAAAGGCGGGGCGGTGGTGCAGCCGCTTAATATCGTCAGGCAAAGCAGTGCCATACCAGCGGCGCAGATCGGCATTTTCATTAAGCAACCTCATGATTTTTTTATCGCGGGACGCGGCCAGTTGCCCGGCCTGTGACAATCTCGTGCGGAGTTCCGCCTGTGCCTGTTCGTTGCGTATCGCACTGGACTGCAACTCGTCGATCACTCCATCCCTGACCAGCAGTTCAAGCGACTGTTTAACCAGCGTTGCGCTCTGTTCGCTAATCAGTGTTTCCGCGTCAGACAGTTGCCGCTTAGTCACGTACAGCAGCACGATGAACAACGCGGCAACAACAAGGATTACGCGGGTAAACGTGCTCATGCTGCCCCCTTAAGGCAGACGGCGCGCTCACGCTGGCGACGGGTTTCAATACCGCGTGATACCTCACCGTTGACATACACCCAGCGTAATAGTTGGTCACAGGCGTTGCGCCACTGGCCTTTGTTGATGAAAAACGCCAGCGTAGAGCGGCACGCCGCACCGACGCCGACATTAAACGCAAAGCTCACGATGGCGTCATAGACGGCCTGCGGCATGTCAACGGCCATACAGCGTGCCAGCGCCTTTTCGACCCGCAACACATCGGCAACCAGATTGACCGCCGCTTCACGTTCGGTGATGGTCTTCCCCGGCAACACGCCTGCGGTGTGTCCGATCCCATTCGTCCACACGTTCGCGCTGCATTGGTACGGGCTTAAGCGACAGCCCTCAAGGCCAGCAATCAGCGCCAGCCCCTCTTGTGACGTTTTCAGCAAGGAAAAATCTGGCACTAACGCGGCCAGCGCTAACACCGTGGCGATGACGCAGCGTTTAACGAGTGATTTCATTGATAACCTCGCGGGGGCTGTCGATAGTCTTCAATAGCTGGTAACTCTTTCGGCGGTAGTACCAGTTAACGCCAACAGTGAACACCACCCCTAGCGCCCCAAAATAGGCCGCGAAATCCTGCGGCGTCATCGCCCCAAAAAAAGCCAGCGCGACGCTTATCCAGTACGCGATAAACGACGTGATTCTTTCCATATTCAATCCCATAAGCTCACCGTTTCTGCGACAGGGGCGGCGGCAATATCCGGCAGGGTGACGGCGGTGCCGTGGGGTAAAATCGCCCCGAATTCAGCCAGCCCCGGATTAGCGGCTAATACCGACTCGACAGCACCCTGCGTGCGCCCGTAGTGGCGATAACACAGGGCGTCCAGCGTGTCGCCCTGTTGTGCGATAACGTTCATCAGATATGCCCGATGATGCAGCGGGGCTTATCCTGCAAGTGGCTGATTGACCAGCGCGCATCGCGCCACAGCTCATCAATCGTGCCGTCGAGCGCATCGGCCTTGCGGTCTCCTTTGGCGCTGGCGTCATAGCTCCGGTAACGTTCGTACAGCGTCGCCGTGGTAATGGAACTGACCGCACGCAGGTAGTGATGATGCTTTTCGCTCTGGCCATCGAGCTGCTCGGCGGGAACGCTTGCCAGTGTGGTAAACCCTGCCGCCCATTGTTCTTTTCGGTACTCGTACAGCTCAGCATTCACTTCTGAAATCGCGGTTAATGCGGCATGACGCAGGCGCTCCGGCGTGACGGTGTTTTCAAGACGCATCAGCGTGCGCAGGGTTCCCGGCTCCACATCCGGCCAGAAGAATGTGTTTTTGATTACGGCATCCTGTTGCGCAGGCACAGGAATAACCACCGCATCCGGGTGTGGCTCCGCTTTCGCGGGGAAAATCATTGTCGTCATGACAACCTCTGAATAGGTGGGCGGTGGACACAGGCACAGAAAACAGTGAACTGTTCCGGCCTGTGTGCCGCCCGGCGCGGGGCGCGTTGGGTTAACGGTTGGCCGCTGCTTTGCGCAGCGCGGTTTCCAGCCGCTCTATGTCTTTTTTTACACCGCTTCGGCTATCAAGCTGAAAGGCGCGTTTCAGGTGAAACAGGGCTTGCTCCGGCTTGCCGCTACGCAGTATCAGGCCAATGATTTTGTGCAGCTTGGCGCGCACCTGATCGGGCATGTCTTCGGCGTCGGTCAGCGTCAGCGTGTCGATCAGCAGGTCAATGTTGACCGTCTGCCCGGCGGTATGGGCGCGGGTTGCGGCGTCGGCTACATCTTCGGCCAACAGGTACGGCGTCGGGCGGGTGTATCCCTCCGGCATCACCAGTTTGTGCTGAATGGCATAACGGGCAATCTCCAGCGCACCGGGGATGTCTCCGGCGTCGAGCTTCCAGACCATGACCGTCATCAATACCGCATCCTGTGCGCCGCGACCGCTGGCGAGGACACCCGCCACCCACGGTGCATAGCCCGGCAGCAAGACATTTTTCATCTCGGCTTTACGCTCGATTGAGCGCACCTGTTTTAACGTGCGTTTGTCAGCCGCAAGCCGGAACAGCATTTGCTCGTATCCGGTGGCCTGTCGCAGCGGATCATTCTCCCGCTGCGACGCCTCAGCAGCCGACACCCGCATCATGTGACGCTGGGCGGGGCTTAGCATGGTTTAGGCTCCGGCGTTATCGGTTGAGGTTTCAGTCGGGTTTTCAGTACCTGACGGGGCTGGCTCAGCGGCTTTTTCCGCTTCCGGCGGTTTCGGGAACTTACCGAGCTGGATGTTTTCGATCACGCAACCACAGCCATAATCTTCCACGACGTAATCCTGTTTAATGGATTCGTAGTTTTCGATACGGTCACGTTTAGCGACTTCCTCAATGTGTCGGCGGTGGCTATCGTCCATGTAGTAAATGGACAGGTTATCCAGACGGTTCACCATCAGGGCATTGGCCGGGAAATACGGCACACGCACCGCAGGCAGATTGCCGATGCGCTTCTGGCTGACAATCACATCAGCGGCCAGTATTTCGCTGTTTTCCTGCTGTTTGTTGACCAGTGGGAAATATTTATCGGACAGCAACTGACGGCCACAAATCACCACCAAGTCGGGGTCTTCCTGATGCCATTCGTCGATCATGGTGTTGGTCGCATCCATCACCAGCGCGTCGAGGCTTTCATAATCGCCGTTCTCACCGACACGGATTTGCTCGGAAATCACGGTGCCATCCTCCGCGACAACACGCCCCATCACGCGCTTGGCTGATTCGTTACGGTATTTTTGCAGCCAGCCCACCGCCACATCCTGCAACAGCGGGTTTTTAGCACGGTCAGAGGTCGCCGCACGTTTCACGCCATGCCATCCGGCCATGATGTAATCCAGCGACTGACGTTTGGCGATGGCGTTGCGTAAACGCAACTGGAAATCCTGAAAACGCGCCCACAGGTCGAGGGTGTTGTAACGGATATGGAAATCAAAGTTCATCTGTTCGCACTTGTACTGACGCGCTTCCAGACTCAGTAGATCGGCAGTTTCGCGCTCGTCACCGCTTGAGGTGTCCGTGGTGCTGGCAACCGACCCGGATACGCCGAGGCCGATTTTTTCCCCGGTCAGCTCGGCAACCGGCACGATGTTAATACGGGTCAGGAAGTCGCTGGATTCCTGCACAACTTCCATCAGCGCCTGCGTGACGGACGGCTCAACGCTGAATTTCTTACTCAGGGTTTCCACGTCAACGCCATTCAGTGCGGCAAGCTGGGTCATGTAGGCATTAAATTTAAAACGGGTTTCTTTACGCATTGTTTTTCCTGTTCTTTCTGAAAAAGGGGTTAGCGGGGCAGCGCCCCGATTAGCAGTTTGTTAGCAGCGAGGCTTCGCCGTCGCCACCTGTTGCCGAGGGGCGTCGCTTCTGCGACAGGCTTTCGGTGCCGTCCAGCGTTGCTTTGAGGTCGATGATTTCTTGTTTCGCCTGCTCGGTCTGGCGGGATGCGTCCTGCTTATAAACCGCAAGGTCAACTTCAATCTTTGAAATGCGCTGATAGACATCATCAAAGCCGCTCTGTACATGTTCACCAACCGCAGTAACCGCCTCATGCACATCATTAAATCGGGCGTCATCGCTGGACTGTTTGCGGCCAAACAGGGCTTTCACGCGGGTTAACAGCGTCGGCTCAACGTCTGGCAGGTCTTCAAACTCAAGAGTCACTTCGGTGGCGACAGAAAAGAGGTTTTCTGGGGAGGATTTACGGGTTGCCAGCGGGCTATGTTTGGCTTTGGCGCTGAATTCCAGCATTTCCGTGCCGAGGCTGGCCGGATCGTCAGTAACCGCCAGACCGACTAGATAGGCTTTGCCTGTGTTGGCAAAATTGGGCTGGATCTCCATTGAGGTATAGACCTTTTGTGAGGCCTTATTCAGGGCGATCAGCTCGTCAGTGGGGGTGATTTTGGCAAACAGCGCCAGCTTGCCTTTTATGGCTGAATCATCATCAATCGCCTCGGCTTTCAGCTCGACCACATCGCCGTAGCGGCGGAAGGGGCTGTCAGGCAGCAAGCCTTTCAGGTGCTCAAGGTTGATGCGGCAACCATAGACGCGCGGATCGAACGTCTCCGCCATGTTTTGAATATCGGTCGCGTCAATCACGCGACCGTCGCAGGTGTCACCCTCGACACCAACGCGGAACCATTTAGAAACTTTCTTTGCCATTTTCTCATCCGTTGTTTGCGGGAAGTCGGGGCGAGTATCCGGCGTGACATCCTGCCGCGCCATCAATCACGGTTCGCTAACCGCTGGCACAACAGGCACTTAAGGCGGGAATGGTCGGCGCTGACGTAGCCTTGCCGTCATGAATACAGCCATCGATACCACCATCATCAGCGACCCACGACGACAAGCAGCCTTGCTCTATTGGCAGGGCTTTTCGGTGCGTCAGATTGGGGAAATGCTGAACCAGAAAACGCCGACCGTTCAGAGCTGGAAGCAGCGCGACGGCTGGGACGCTATCGCCCCGGTATCGCGTGTTGAAGCCAGTCTGGAAGCGCGGTTGATCCAGCTCATCATGAAGACGAAAAAGGAGGGGCATGACTACAAAGAGATTGACCTGTTAGGCCGTCAGATTGAGCGGCTGGCGCGGGTGAACCGCTACAGCCAGACGGGCAACGAGGCCGATCTCAATCCCAACGTGCGCAACAGGAATAAAGGCGAACGCAAGGCACCAGAAAAGAACGCGTTCAGCGATGCGGCTATCGAGAAGCTGAACGGCATTTTCCTGAGTGAGATTTTCGAGTACCAACGCGGCTGGCATCAGGCCGGGCTACAACACCGTATCCGCAATATCCTGAAATCGCGCCAGATTGGGGCGACGTTCTATTTTGCGCGGGAGGCGCTGATTGATGCGCTGACCACCGGGCGCAATCAGATTTTCCTCAGTGCCAGTAAGGCGCAGGCACACGTCTTTAAAAATTACATCATCGACTTTGCCCGGCTGGTTGACGTTGACCTGAAAGGCGATCCGATGGTGCTGCCCAACGGGGCGCGCCTGTTCTTCCTCGGCACCAACATCCGCACCGCGCAGAGCTACACCGGAAACCTGTATCTGGATGAATATTTCTGGATCCCCAAGTTTCAGGAACTGCGCAAGGTCGCCAGCGGCATGTCACTGCACAAGAAATGGCGCAGCACGTATTTCTCCACACCGTCGAGTCTGGCGCACAGTGCTTACCCGTTCTGGTCGGGTGAGCTGTTCAACAAGGGACGCAGCAACAAGGCCGATCACCTCCATCTGGATTTAAGCCACGCGAATTTGTCCGGCGGCGTGCTGTGCGGTGACGGCCAGTGGCGGCAGATTGTGACGGTGGAAGATGCGCTGGCCGGGGGCTGCAACCTGTTCGACCTTGACCAGCTCACGCTGGAATACAGCCCGGCAGAGTATCAAAACCTGCTGATGTGTGAGTTTGTCGACGATAAGGCGTCAGTGTTCCCGTTTGAGGAATTGCAGCGCTGTATGGTCGATGCACTGGAAGAATGGGAAGACTTTAACCCCTACGCGCTGCGCCCGTTTGCCTATAAACCTGTCTGGATTGGTTACGACCCGTCACACACAGGCGACAGCGCGGGCTGTGTGGTACTGGCACCGCCACAGGCTCCGGGCGGCAAGTTTCGTATCCTTGAGCGCTTCCAGTGGAAAGGCATGGACTTTGCCGCACAGGCCGACGCTATCAAGCTGCTGACGGAAAAATATATCGTTGAATACATCGGCATTGATGCAACCGGCATCGGTCAGGGTGTTTACCAGCTTGTGCGCGGCTTCTTCCCAGCCGCACGCGAAATCAAATACTCACCGGAAATTAAAACCGCGATGGTGCTCAAGGCGAAAGACACCATCACCAGCGGGCGGCTGGAGTACGACACCAGCCACACCGACATCACTCAATCGTTCATGGCCATACGCAAAACCATGACGGCCAGCGGTAACCGCACCACCTATGAAGCCAGCCGCAGCGAGGAAATCAGCCACGCCGATGTGGCATGGGCAACCATGCACGCGCTGTTAAACGAACCCCTGACCGCGATTAACGGTCATGTCCCTGTCAGCATTTTGGATTTTAACGAATGAAAAAGCGTAAATATCGCCAGCCAACATCAGCACCCGTTAGCCAGGCACAATCGATAGAGGCATTCACCTTTGGGGAACCCTCAGCCGTGCTGGATCGCCGCGACATTCTGGACTATGCCGAGTGTATCCATAATGGCCGATGGATTGAGCCGCCGATCAACTTCAGCGGACTGGCTAAAAGCCTGCGTGCGGCGGTACACCACAGCTCACCGATTTACGTGAAACGTAACATTCTGGCGAGTACGTTTATCCCGCACCCGCTATTGAGTCAGCAGGATTTTAGCCGCTTTGCGCTGGATTATCTGGTGTTTGGTAATGCGTTTCTGGAAAAGCGCCTTAATCGCACAGGCGGCATCCTGCGCCTAGACTCCAGCCCGGCAAAATACACCCGGCGCGGGGTAGAGGACGATGTTTACTGGTTCGTGCAGTCATTCAAAGAGCCGCACCGCTTCGAACCGGGTAGCGTGTTTCATCTGCTTGAGCCGGATATCAATCAGGAAATGTACGGCCTGCCGGAATATATCAGCTCGTTAAACTCGGCATGGCTGAATGAGTCGGCGACGCTGTTCCGGCGCAAGTATTACCAGAATGGCGCGCACGCGGGTTACATCATGTATGTGACCGACGCGGCACAAAGTGGCACCGACGTAGACAAGCTGCGCGCAGCGATGAGTAATACAAAGGGGCTGGGGAATTTTAAGAACCTGTTTTTCTATGCCCCTAATGGTAAGCCCGACGGCATCAAGATTGTGCCGCTCAGCGAGGTGGCAACCAAAGACGATTTCTTTAACATCAAGAACGCCAGCCGTGACGATCTGCTCAGCGCCCACCGCGTTCCGCCGCAGATGATGGGGATAATCCCGAATAATTCGGGCGGTTTCGGGGATGTGGTAAATGCCAGTCAGGTGTTTGTTCGTAATGAATTGATGCCGCTACAGGAACGCATGAAGGAAATTAATGATGTGGTGGGGATGGAGGTGATTGACTTTAAGCCCTATAAGCTACAAGAGGAATAACGAACGAGGCCACCGATACAGTGGCCTCGTCATTATGAATGCCGTTCAATGACGAGATCGACACCTTCATTTAACAGTTCGTTAATTGACACCCCGTTAGCCTGTGCCGTTACTGCTAACGCTGCGTGGCGTTCCGGTGTGAGGCGTGTAGTCACTTTACCGCTGTATGATTTATACGGTTCAATGCCATCATTACGGCACTCATCAAGAAATACGGCAAGCGATGTGGCACCTTCTTTTTTTAACTCTTCCACGCTGTAAGCATAGAAATCCGCGCCGCCGTTAAGACCGACAAATTCCCCACGAAACATCTCAATTTCTGGGTCAAAAGCGATGACGGCCGTGTGGCCGTCGATTTGCAGTGTATTAATCATGGCCTTATTCCTAAACTGTCTAACCATACCCGAATGGAGTTAACCGCTCCCTTGTCAGTGGTTGGTCTAGGGTGGGGACGATGAAAAATTCTTTTCTCACCCTTCAGCAGTACCGCAACCCTTGAACCTTCCCTTTCATGTACTTCTGCACCCAGCGCGATAAACAAAGATTCAATATCGTTCCACTTTATCGAGCCGCTAACTGGGCGGGAAAATATATCTGACAGTGTTTTCTGGTGTCGTTTGTTCATAGAAGAATATACCATGGAAAGTCCACTTATGGTATCACTATATGATACCATAAGTGTTTTTAGTGTCATTATTTGGTGTCACATTATAATTACTATTGTGACAGTAAACCACACTCTGATCGCTTTTCTTTCAATAACCGCATCAGCAGGTTAATGGTATCAATCGCAGAACTATACTCACGATCCAGCATGGGGAACAGCTTCTGGATATGCGGCCAAAAATCCGTTGTCAGGTAATCGACGGAGTGGAATAACGCATTGAGTTGCGTGATTTCCCGGTGGTTGAAGGTGAGTGTGGCTTCAGGAATATAGAATTCCAATTCGCAAGGGTGAACAGGCTTTTTCTGTTCGGGCTGAACGGCTTTAGCCTGTGGGTTGAAGTAGCTTTCTTCCAGCCACTCGAACACATCCCACGCCTGATCGGTTTCAAGCATCTTCGCGTGACGTGCTGCGCCGCGTTCCGTCCAGAGGATGAGGCTGCGAGCTTGCCTTGCGACAGACTGACTATCTGTCAGTCTGTTTTTAAATTCTCGTAAATCAGTACCTTCCAACTTGAAATAATGTTTACCGTTAATGAAGCGAGTAGCATTGCGTTTGAAGTTCTGCTGAATACTATTCACGTTAGCACCGTACAGATTCGCCAGCAGATCGGTAGTAATGACAGGAAAACCTTTGTGGGCGATGACAGACAGGGATTCAACGGAAACTGAACCAACGGACGTGTTATGTAAAACCATTTCGTTTACACTATTCATGTCTTTTATCCTTGCTTGGATGGGGACGAAATAGAGACCCTGACTGTTACCGCAGTTGGGGTCTCGTCATTTATGGTATCCATTGGCTACCATATGTTGAAATGTTAGTATCCATGGGCTACCATGTCAACACAATATTTGAACAGAGTAATTGGCATGGGTACGAAGAGAAATCCACAATTCAATGTCAGAATACCGCCAGAACTAAAAGAGAAGGTAGTAACACTGGCAGAAAGAAATAAACGGTCAGTGAATGCTGAGATTGTTGCTGCGCTTGAACTTGTGTGTAGAAAAGCGTTTGGTGAAATTATTGAGCATGACGCTGGGGTAGAGATCGTTCTGAATGAGCATGAATCTAAGCTGCTTGAATCATCTATTGAAACATTGAAGAAAGTATCTGAAACGGAAAAAAAACTTGATGAGTTAATGGCTGAACTGAAGAAGCTAAATAGCGAAAGGGGACAGTAAAAAGGCCACAATCCGTGCTCACCAAATGCCGCCTAACCCGCGGCTTTTTTACACCCGCTCAAACCTCACCAATCGCGTTCTACACGCACCAGTGAAAAACCAACCCCACGCACGATATCAGAGTAGAACACATCACAGCGAGGCGCAGCGGCACGGGATGAATCGCGTCTAAACGCCCTTGCGCGCAATGCTATCCCCGCCACGCCTGCCCGCTTTGTGTGTCGCTTTTCATGCAGTTGCACGATCCAGCGCGATCCATGTAGGGCAGGGCGTCATAAGGTTTTTGAGCTAAGGGATCCTGCATGCAAATTCATGCACATCCATGCGATGAGCACGGCATACTTTATAGCGTTAATTTTTAGTGTCGTAAACAGTAGTTGGACTCACCAGGCCATGTGTTTTTAGTTCGACCTCGACCAGGTGGGATATGGTAGCTAACGCTGTCTGTAGGTCTTTCTTGTCGCAATCAGCTACTAACGCTATCTCAGCGATAAATTGCACACGAGAAAGTGCAAGCTGTGCGTTTTCTAAGGTTTCCATACTATTCCTTTTTACTGTTCTTATATACAGTATTTTTCAAAATGAAACGGCAGTCAATAAATTATTCAACGTGTTGTAAATTAAAGATTAAACCGTTTTATTGGTGATTCTGATACATCAGCGAAGTGCTAATAGCCTGGTATCCAAGCTATTCCAGGAAACTCTCACTAAACCCCGGCCACTCATCAGCCGCCGGATATGAAATAAGTTCACCGTCTATCTTCATTTTTGCCCCACGCGCCAGCGCTTCCAGCTCCCAGCGTTGAACACTGATACCACGCTGCATCAAATCACGCTGAATATGAGGTATCCGCTCCCGTTCTTCGCCCGTTAATCTGGCCGACGGTGACGGATCGCGGAGGGTATTGGGGTTAAAGTCGCGTTGTTTATGATTCTTCCTGACGGATTGCTCACGTAGACGCATTCCTAGCGCCCTCACAGCCGCGTTGTCACTCCAATCAATCGGTGGGTTATCGGTTTCTAATGTCGTTGCTATGCTGCTGTTTTCGGCCTGCTTTTTGACATCTGCGCCCGACCGTTGAGAACCCAACCCACAGTTATTGACAGGACTCCGAGGCGCGCCGGGGGCGCTTTTTAAAGTCAAAGGCTCAACGGCAACGGCTTTAGAAACGATGCGCCACTCGGTTGTCCGGGTTTCAAAAACATGTCCTTCGCCCAAGTGCGGGGCGAAAATCCCGACAACCTTTTGCACCTCTTCGTCATACTCGTTGAGCTTGTCCGACACCCGGCGCGCAACGCGTACCGTTTGCAGCTCACGGGAAACATTCGCGCCGCCCTGTGCGGCCATGTAGGCGTCAAATTTGCCCGCGTCAGCAGCACAGCGAACCGCCTCGACCTGTTCGTCGAACTGGTCAGTAAGATTGACGCTGCGTAACGTGCCGCTTCGGCACTCGCGGTACGCGCCCATTGTGGGGATACCGATAGCTTTAAATTGAGGGATGCGCCACGTTGACGCCCACGCAGTGACGGCGGCGGCCATGTCCCGCAGTGGCTTTCCGGTGTCTTTGTCGATCTCGCCATCGAGCGCGTAGCCATCGATATTTTTGGCGATGTACTTAGCAATATAGCCAGCGGCACCGCCTTTATTGAGGTGTTTACATTCAAAGCGGTATGTTGCTGCGCCGCGTTCGTTGCCGTCTTCTTTCAGGGCATAGCGACGCATAATATCGATGACTGACTGACGATGCGCGCGCTTGCAAAACAACATCATGTGCCAGTGAGGTGTTCCGTCGTGATGTGGTTCGACAACGCGCATCCCGTACACCTTCAGGTCGTTGTCCTTAAATGCTGTGCGCATCTTGCCCCATATCTTCACTAGATAGCGCTGGCCGTCTTTCGGCGTAAAGGCTTCATTGTCCCAGCTTCGGTTAAACTGGACTTTCTCGTTAGCGCTGCCCTTGCCGATCACGCGGGTCGGGTGATACTTCGACGGCGTGGTGATAGTGATAAACATCCCGACATCTCGCTGTTCGCTGGCGTAACGCTCAATCCCGGCGATGGTACTCATCAGTTCCATACGGCGGATTTCAGGGTTGGATATACTCGCCATTACCTTGTCGATCAGGTCGATACGTTCGCCTGTTGCGACGTTCTCCAGCTCACAGTTTTTCAGGTAATCCATATTGGCGAGGCGACGCGACTGTACATCGCGGATCGCCATCTTGCTGGCATACGGGGACGCCTTTTTACTGACCTGACCGACTGCAATATTCAACGCCTCACGCCAGCGGGTGCGTTGGGCTTTAAGCTGTCGAGTCCACCATTCCTCATTAATCAGGCGGGAAATGCTGGCTATCGCTTTGCGTATATTCAGCGTTCCTTTGCGGTAGTTCTTCCAGAAAAGCGGAGTGATATTGAACGCACGCGCCATGCTGGCGACATGGCCGAAAAGCTCGGTCTGTGCCGCGTCGGTAAAGAGTGCGTCCGGCTGGCCGCCGAGCTGCGCTTTCATGGCATCGCTCATTTCCTCATACGCAGAAAATATCTGGCCGGAAATACGCGCAGCCAGACGCCCCAGCGCCTTGTCATTCATGCCGGGTAGCGTTTGATAAGCGTCAGATTCAGACAGGAAACGCTCGGAGGCGTGGCGGTTCATGGCATGGCGGGCATTGATCGCCTCAATACGCGGCCACATGCGCTGCATAAAACTGTTAACCAGAAAACGATGGGCGCTGAGCTGGCCTTTATTCTTTTGCAGGTAAACGTAGCGACTCAGGCAGATTTCGCGCAAGAAGTGCGGTTGTTGGTTAATTTTCGCTAAAACGGCTTGCCCCTGAGTCCATTCCTCACGGGTAAGCTGCCTTTCTTCCGGCACGATGGCCGGGCGGGGGGCGTTCCACGGATACGCACCCACGAACGCATCGCGGGTGCTGCCGGGGAAAGGTGGCGGCGGGGTGGGAGCGGAGCGCCCTCGGCGGGTGGCGGTCATTGATGATCGCGCATCACTGATTCAACACGCGCCATTAATGCCGCCTGCATTTCTTCCGGCATCTCTGGTGTGCCGGGCTGGCCGATACCTGCAAAAAAATCACTAATTTCACTTAGAACCAGTTGAGTTAAATCGTCTGTGTCTCGCTCTGACTCGACAATCTCTCTCACCATTGCGTACCCCACGAGGCTAGAACGGCGGCTCATAAATCTTGCCCCTTATCGTTATTGAGCTGGTCAAAGGCTGACTGGCACAGCGCCGCAAAGCGTTTGCTTTCTGTCAGCAGCTTCTTTGAGTCGGTGACATTGCCGCGCCAAATTTCGGTGGCGATAGCACGATGCACAAAATCGTTAATCAGGCTGACGGGATTCTGATAAACGGCCAGCGTGGATAAATACGGCTGATCGCCGTCTTCTTTCCCGCATTTGATTTCGCCCAGCGCAAAGTCATAGCCGACTTTCGCTATTGCATAATTACCGTTGATATCAACGCGGTTATAAGCGGGGTTTTCCATTACATCACCGCCTTAATATCTGAACCGGAATTATTAAAGGCGTCGGATTCCTGCCGTAATAATTCGATAATTTCCACACTGCTTAATTCGTGGATAGCGGCATGAGTCGCCAGCTTATCCAGACGTGAAGAAAAAGACGTGTGTGCATCGGCTTTCGCCTCGGTGCGTGCCTGAGAAAGCATTAACTGAATGCCCTCGCTTTCAGCCTTGCGATGCATCGCCTGACCGACTGTTTTATACATGTGCATATAATCCTCAGATAAAGGGAGTCCCGACGCGGTTAAGCGCCTAATTAATTTCAGGTGGTTATTTAATTCAGATATTCTTCGGGTTTAATTGCCGTCAGAATGTCGGGGGCAGCATCAAATAAACTCACAAGCTCATTTAATGCGCGTAATATTAGTTTACGCCATTGGCATGATTCATCGTCAATACGCCAATAAGGTTGATTAAATTCTTTTTCAGTTAACCCCGCGTGCATAAATAAGGTTTTTCTCTCGCCGACATTTAACCAGCTCAGAAACGTTGACGTATTCACACCACGGATGCGACCTTTTGAGAAAGCCCGGCGCAGTTCATCAATGGCGCAGACAATCCGCTCACGCTCTGCGGTTGGCATTTCCTCCAGACGGTAAACGGTCTGGCTCTTTTTCATCTGCGCATGAAAGCAGAGGGTCAAACGGTCACGCTCATGCAGGCTATTGTAATACGCGCAGATTTCACGCCAGCGGCTATCAGCAAAGTGCTTGCCGATCACGTTGCGCAGCCCAGCGGGTAAATTCTGCATACTGCTGACGGTAAAGGCTGTCATGCTTTCCCCCTCAGTCCAACAATACGGTGCAATAGCGATATTAGTCGCAACGGCAACGCACGATGTTTTTGTTCAGGCATATAAGGCTTACTGCTCCACGGAGCGAAATAAACCTGGTGAGGTTTTGGCTGGCAGCGTTGACCATTCGACAGCTCAAACCAGCCTTTACCCTGGTTCATCAGTCCCGGTGCAGGCGACTGACTAATGAGTAAACGAGCAATGGAAATCATTGTTTTCCTCCTTCCTATTGGTAACCGCCCACGTATAGGCGGTTGCGAATAGGTGCCGGGTTTTAGCCATGCCCGGCGCATGGTCTTGTGGTAGGATTGAATCGCCAAAAACAACCAACCACAAAAGAGGGAATCATGATTGAAAAGGAAATAATCAATCTTCTCGATAAAACGCTTTCAAAAACTCTCGACGTTATTGAACCGATCAAGTTGTCCGAAAATGACCGTCATGAAGTTGAAAGCCTCTATAAACAATTAGGCAAAGCACTTGACCGTAGTTTAGGAACTAACATCAGCCCTAAAGGATTTGTGGGGAACATTTAAATACCGACGGGGCGTTTAATCGTCCCGCGTTCTCTCCCCAAATAATCCAAAAAAACAGATGCAACTTTTTCATAAGAAAGGCCAGTATCAAATTCCTTACCTGAATTAAGATGTATAACAGCGGTTACATCATATTTTCTTTTAATTTCAGAAATCGCCACTATGGAATCAGATTTGATAACAATACGGCCATCAATCGTATTAATACGCATACAGCCATATGTGTCTTTTGATAGTGTTTTTTCCTCTATAAATCGGGAGGAAATGAAATCGTCAATACCATCAACGACACTAGATACGCTGCCATAATTTTTATCAGTAAAGCATTCAACCATATAGTGAACATTGCCGACATGTTCACCATGTAAATGATATTGGCGGCATAAAGGGGCTGTATGTTTACTGTCTTTATTCAAGTTAACGAAACAGTTACCTGACGGCTGGGATGATGCTTTCAGTTCATTAATCTCATTACTCATTTCACGAGCATATTCTTCCAGATTATCAAGGAACAAATTCGCACTCTTAATACTGAGGTTTCCGTTTTTCAAATCGGCACGCCCCGCATTAATAAAACCAAAAATTGGCATTTCCATTTTTTCTTACTCACCCAACATTCAAAGACGCCCCGATCCCGCTCAGTGCATCTACGGTGGAAGCCATTGCGGGATTGGCTTGTATTCTGGTTTGCAGCGTCAACCCGACTAACGACAGATAGCGAATGCCGGAATTGATGCTTTCCATAAAAGAATTTCGCCGTGTTTGACTCATTCGCTCAGTAGAGAGGCTTTCCGCTGCGACAGCGCCGACGGCTGCGGTTGCCTGCAACACGTAAGTGGTAAGGCGTTCTGCTTTCGCTTCGTTGACGGGAACGGCAGGCAGGCAATTAAGCTGTGCCAGCAGGCCGTCGATCAGCGTTGAATCCTCAGAGGCATCCGTGATGGTCAACAGGTCATCGCACGTTAAGCGGTGAGGCTGTTCCGGGTTCAACTTGTTGCGCAGCATCTGTGGGTTCATGCCTACCATTTCCGCCAGTTCAACCAGGTTGTGCCTGGTGGCAAATGCGCGACACGCATTGGCATAGTGCGGGTGTTTTGCGATTTGGTAATCAAACATGGTCAAATCCCTATTGAAATCGATAATAAATTCACAAATTTGAATTTATGCACCAAGCCGTGCTTCCCATTCGGCTTCTTTTGTTAGCGCCAGGAGGTTAATCATGGTTCGCTCGTTTTTCGCGGTTTTAGCCCGGATAGGCAGCTTTCCCAGGTGTACCCACTGGTAGCAGGTCGCCATTGGTAACCCACTAATACGAGAAAACTCTTTTAATGTGACGTACGGTGTAGCCAGAGTGATTGAAAGTGGCGTTTTCATAAGGCATTCTGTTCTGTTAGTTAAGTAATGTTGTAGATAGCTTGTTTTTTCATAATTGCCACTTAGGCTAATCTCAGCATTTCATATTGTCAACTTTATCCTAAGGTTTTTGTGAAATGAAACTCCAGGGCGGTGAAGCCGCTGTACAGCGCTTGATGCAGGCATATGGGTTCAAAATGAAGAAGGAATTGAGCGACCACTTCGGTGCTGGTACAGGAACTATCAGTACTTGGGTTAAGCGTGACTATTTTCCTGGTGAAGCTGTTGTGCGCTGTGCCCTTGAGACTGGAGCTTCGCTAACATGGTTAGCAACAGGTGAAGGCCAAATGTTTCAAGATCTTGCAAAGCCTGCCGAAAGTGCTATTAATAGTGCCTACATCTCATTGAAAAAGATCAGAATTGTAGGCGGAAGATTACAAGACGCTGGCACATGGATTGCTGACGGCACACTGCTTGATGATTCTGTTTCCGAACCCGCTTTCATAGAGAAAGGTAACAATGCTTGGATCGCCGATATGTCTGTTACCCAGGTCAGCAATGGCCGTTGGTTGTTAGATATTGATGGTGATGTGGACGTGTACGACGTAGCGCGCATCCCAGGTAACCGTATTCAGGTATCCGGTAACGCAACTAAATTCGAGTGTTCGATAGATGAGGTTAAGGGCGTTGGGATGGTTATTATTACTCTTGAAAATAATTCATAAAATATTGATAACGTATATTATCTTATATATTACACACGATCTCTAAGGACTTGATTTATGGAGCTTCATGCATATACCAGAACTATCTCTGATGTCTTTTCACAAAAAAGGAAATATGTTGTCCCACGCTTTCAAAGGCCGTACTCTTGGGAAAAGGAACAAATTAGAGAGTTAATTGATGATATCTTTAGTAACATAATATTTAAGGATGGTGAATACTCTAATTTAGAATATTTTATTGGTTCTATGGTGTTAATCGGTGACGAAAAAGATCTATCAATGCAAATAGTTGATGGGCAGCAACGGCTTACTACGTTAACTATTTTTCTATCTGCTTTATGCCAACGATTCATTGAAATAGATATGAGGCCTTTAGCAAATTCTATTTACTCGAATTATATCTCTGGTGTTGATGATAATGCCCAAAATTATTTTAAATTAGAGAATGAAAACCCCAAGCCATTCCTTCAAAAAAGTATCCAACACATCGATAAATCAAATGATGAGACTCCCTCAACTGAGGAAGAAAAATCATTAGCAAGCAGTTATAATCTTTGCTTACAGATGCTTTCCGAACCTTCTATAACGAAGGTGTTCGGAATCGATAAAAAAGATAGAGAATCCTATAAAAAAGCATTAATTAGTATTAGAGACCAAATTGTAAATAACCTAAAAGTAATTTACATTACGGTTAAAGAGGAAGATGAAGCTTATACTATATTTGAAACATTAAATGCTAGAGGTATGAATCTAAGTTTTGTTGACTTAATAAAAAATAGACTCTTTAAATCATTAATAGAAAACCATCCGGATGATGATGCGAAAACGTATTGGAGGCGAATTAGAGATGAGTTAACAAAAAGGGATGGTGCAAATGTGGATATGGAGCAATTCATCAGACATTGGTGGATCTCAAAATATTCTTATGCAAGTAAAGAGAATATTTATCCAGCCTTTAAAAAAGAATTCTCTAGAAAAGAATTCTCAGCAATTGACTTCATAAAAGATTTGCATTCTGGCGCAGTTTCTTATATGAAATATTTTTCACCAGTAATTAACGATTTTCCTCAACAACAAGATAAGGAAATATATTCTAGCTTGTTAGCTATTAAAAATTTCAATATCACTCAGAATAGACCAATTATACTTTCATTGTTCGACGCTTATATAAATAAAAATTTGACTCATGCAAATTTAATAAAGATGCTAGGAAAAATAGAAAGATTTCATTTTGCTTTCAATACTATTTGTTCGATGCGGCCATCTGGAATAGAAGGGAGCTATTCTAAGGCAGCGCGAGATCTTAGAAATGCAAATGACAAACCTCGCGTAACAAAGATATTAACAGAGTTAGATAAAAATTTAAAATCATGGATGCCGGACAAAGAACGGTTTGTTGAAGGTTTTTGTAAGTTGACATTCTCTGATGAAATAACAAAAGATAAGAAAGCTATTCAATATCTTTTTTTGAAAATCGAAACTCTTAACAACGCAACTACTGAATTTGAACCTTCGTCTATAACAATAGAACATATTGCTCCCCAATCTGATACTACATTTAATGAAAGATTTAATATTGGAAACTTAATTCCTTTAGGTGAAGGTTTAAATGTAAGGGTGTCTAATAAAAAAATTGCTCAAAAGGTTATAATATACAAAGAATCTAAATTCTCCATGGTCAAAAAATTTGTCGAAGAATATGAGGCAGATCCTAGGTGGGATGATGAAAGAATAAAAAATAGAGCGAAAGTTATTGCAAATGAATTTTATGATAAATTTTTATCATGGTGATTTATTTTTGATGTTTAATTTATCAAAAACAAACATTGATAACTGTTTTTATATACAGTAAAACTATCCCGTTTTTGACAACGGGATAGGATCAATGGCTGTAAGGAAGTTACCCACCGGAAAGTGGTTGAGTGAAACATACCCGGAAGGGCGTACCGGAAAACGGGTGCGTAAGCAGTTCGTCAGCAAAGGCGAAGCGCTGTCTTACGAACGCCAGCTCAAGTTTGCAGGGGTATCGATTGATACTTCTGCGGCAGAAGATGCCGGGCAAAACCTATCCGAGCTGGTTCAACGATGGTTTGATATGCACGGCCGTTCTCTGGCTGATGGGGAAGGGCGGTTACGCAAGCTAGAGCAGCTTTGTACCAACCTGGGCGATCCGATCGCTAGTCTGTTTACGAAAGCGGATTTCGCTGAATACCGTAAGCAGCGGTTAAGCGGTAAGTTTGGGCGTTTCGATAAGCCAGTGAAGGAATCGACCATCAACCGTGAGCATTCCTACTTAAGCGCGGTGTTCAATGAGTTAAAACGCCTGGGTGAGTGGCAAGGCGATAATCCGTTGGATGGGGTTCGTCAATATAAAGAGAGTGACAGCGAGCTAGCTTTTTTGTATCACGATGATATTCGCCTCATCCTTAATGAGTGTGATGCATCCAGTAACCCCGATCTCGGCAGTGTTGTGCGGATTTGTCTGGCAACGGGTGCCAGGTGGAGTGAAGCCCAGGAGCTAAAGCAATCACAGCTTGTGCCGTACCGTGTGACCTACATTAATACCAAAGGGAAACGTAACCGCACGGTGCCGATCTCCCCGGAGCTGTATCAGCGATTACCGCGCCGCCGTGGCCAACTGTTTAGCCCTTGCTATGATGCTTTTCGCCAGGCGTTAAAACGTTCCCAAATTGATTTACCGGAAGGGCAGCTAACACACGTTCTGCGGCATACTTTCGCCAGCCACTTCATGATGAATGGTGGTAATATCTTGGTGCTAAAAGATATTCTCGGTCACACTTCAATCCAGATGACGATGCGCTATGCACACTTTGCCCCCGATCACCTGGATGCGGCCGTTACATTGAATCCGTATGACAGATTGGGTGAGCCGTGAGAAAAGTAATTTCTGACCTTTTGAAAAATGTAGTTAAGTATTTAAAAGAAGATTTCGCCAGATTTATCAGTATGTTCTTGATTGTAGGTGTTGGTTTTACGCTTGTAGCCTACCTGTTAGAAGGTGAATCAGCATTTGAACGTGTATTCTCTGCCTTGATAAGTGACGATCCTTTATATAAAAAAATACTTTACGGTTCATTTTTCGTTGGGGCAAGCTTTGAAGTTCTTATGAGTTTTCTGCGTTCCCATTTTAACTGGCATCTGGATTTTTGGGTCACAGTTGCCCATCAAATCCGTGGTTTATTTGAATCCGTAGCTTTGCTTCTTGCTGGCACCTGCATTACAGGATCTCTTGTGATTTATAATAACCCGACTCTTGGAAAGGCTGGTGTTATGCTAGGTTACAGTTTCTTTTTTTTGATTTTTTATGCAATTGTATTATGCGCCACTGAGTACATAAAGAACGAGTTGTCATCAATGAAACCCAGTGGCGGCAGAATGGTAACTAAGGAAAATAAACAGCACTAACCAGAAACGGGAATCAGTGAAATTACAGTAACTTATTGTTTTCATTGCTCCCTTACAGGTTTTTAAAATCCCTCGGCGTTCGCGCTGTGCGGGTTCAAGTCCCGCCCCGGCACCATTGATTTAAAAAGAATTAAAACAAGCACTTATGTGCAATGTCGTGGACCGCCGAAAGGCGGTTTTTTTGTGCCTGAAACCGCCTTTCCTAATATTCTTCCTAATATGATTTTTGCGTGTTTGGTGAATATGCAATTATCGTGAATTTTTATTCTGACCACCCACGACAGGAACGATAGGTATTTTGCGGTCGTATCGTGCTGTCTGGCTGATTGTCATGTGTCCCGATATTGCCTGTTTTTCTGCTAACGTCCCATCGAGATCTGAAACCCCTTTGGCTTTGAGATCGTGAAACGTGAAATCAAAACTCAAGTGTGGGAACGCCGCAGCCGCATCTTCTTTGGCTTGTTGCCAGCGGCTGTTAAATCCGTCGCGGGTGTACGCCCCCCCGGTCGCCTGATGAATTATGTACATACTGCTTATGCCCGGTTTTATTGGCAAGTTACGTGCGTTTGTTACAGCGGTTCTCAGCCTGTCCGTCCATGCCTTGATTTGTTTTGCGCCCGTTTTTCCCTGAGCGATAAAAATCCCCTGATGTAATGCCCCTCAGTCAGCGAGAGAACATCACCCTGCCGTGATAGGCACAGATAGGCACAGATAGGCTATTACGATGCCAGCTGGCTGGTGGTGATTGCCAATATGTTTATCTGTACGGCTATTCTGCGTGCTCGCGGTAATGTCGCTCGGCTTGTCGATGTGTTGAGGTTCTGATGACGAAAGATGAAATCTTTAACGCGATCCTGAATCGTGAGGGTGGCTACGTTAATCATTCGGATGATCGTGGCGGCCCGACAAATTGGGGCGTTACTGAGAAAGTAGCTCGGGCTCATGGTTATAACGGTGATATGCGGAACCTGACACGCCAGCAGGCTCTGGAAATTTACGAGGCTGATTACTGGTATGGTCCGAGATTCGATCAAGTTGCCGCCGTGTCACCAGTTATTGCCGCTGAACTGTGCGACACAGGAATTAATATGGGGCCGTCAGTGCCATCCAAATGGTTCCAGCGTTGGCTAACAGCAATGAATGACGGCGGACGTTTATATCCAGATCTGATCGCAGACGGGAATATCGGTCCTCGAACCATTACTGCACTGCGCCAATATTTGGTGGCGCGAGGCTTAGAAGCTGAGCGTGTTTTACTGCGTGCCCTGAATTGCAGTCAGGGTGCTCGTTATTTGGAGTTAGCAGAGCAGCGCCCAGCGAATGAAGCATTTCTGTATGGCTGGGTTCGTGAGCGCGTTCAGTTATGAGCATTATCCCTAATTGGAAAATAGCAGCGGTTTCGCTGGTGGCTGGTATTGCGATCGGCTGGTACGTGCAGGGGTTGCGGTGGAATGCAGATGCTGCGGAGTTAGGTCGTCAGCAGTCTGACAACATCAGCGCGGGGCAGCAGGCAATTATTGCAGGGCAGGCGCTGGAGTTTCAGCGCTTCAATGATATTGCCCGTCAAGCTAATCAGCATGGCACAAATATTAAAGTGAATTCAGATGAAACACAGATCGTTTACAGGACAATTATCAAACGTGACCCGGTTGGTCGTCAGTGCGTTAGCGATGATGTTGCTGATCGGTTGCTCGACTACACGTACAGTTTACGTGCCAGCGCAATGCGTACCGTTACCAGCGGAGCTGACTCAGCCGGTATTGGTTCCACTGCCACCGGTTGCAGACTGACGTATGTGTAG